CTATAAGACTCTGTCCACTTACGATAACGCATTGGCATATCTTTGAATGTAAGACGAAGTACAACAGGACAACCACCCTGTGCAAGAACCTTAAGTGTTTCTGCTGGTACGTTTGTAAAGTCTATTGTGATCTGATCTTCAGCATCATCCTTATAGTCAAGCTTTGTTACAGACTTAATGTCTGCTACGTTGATGATGTTAGACCACTTGATAACTGGGACAAACTTAACGGTGCCGTCATTACCAACCTTCTGAAAACTATCAGATGTAATAACGCCAATCTTGAAACGATCTGCGTTTTCATCATAAGCATAAACATCTGTGATAGCTGTACCATCCTGTGCAGATGGGTCGCAGTTCATGAACACAAACTTACCAACCAATGGCTTAAGTTCTGCTTTTGTTTCCTTGCCAGCCAAATCTTCAGCTGTAGCAAGTGTCTCACCGTTCTTGTTAGAAACAAGGACTGTATTTACATATGTAATCATATTAAAATTAATTTTTTCTACTCACCCTATAATATTAATGCTAGACCTAACTAGCTGGGCTTTCCACGTTAAAATTATTATTCTTGTGTATTTACCTCTTGAGTTATAGTTTTATAGCGCTCGTCTTTCTTATTTTCTAAATACATTTGAGCAGCAATCTTTATAATCTCGGGCATAATAATATCCTCGAAATCCTCATATTCATCATAAGGATTATCGAGTGTTATTTCTGTAGGCTTTCTGAGATAACCTAAAGAATATTCACTAATCTTATATTGCTTGTCTGTGAGCAACATACATCCATTAGAGTTTCTTACACGTAGAGGTCTAGCTCTATGAAATCTGTAATGGAAATCTGTAAGACTGTTGTTAACTCTGTACATAAAACTATCCTACGTGCATTCAAACATGCATGTATTGATTTTATTTTCTCCATCAAGATCGCTTATTACGACGTCCTCATTGAGTGAGAACATGAAGTCTTCTGGATATGTTATTGTGTAAGATGTATATGACGGCTGACTTTCATCTACAATCATATTTGTTGATGTGTAAGTCTTCTGTTCGTATAGTTTAATAAGATCTTCTCTACGCTTTTCATTTTGTTCATATGAAGTTCCGTGAACAAGATCGCTATTAAATCTAAGCTTAATAAACTTACCAACAGCCTAATTGAGCCAGAATAAAGATTCGTCAGTAGATGGTTTGTCTAGCTGGCTATCAAATTTATTTATCTCTCTTTCTAGCCCTACTAAAATATCTATATTCCTCATTACTCAGCCTCCTACTATTTTGGTTGTGATTTCTATTTAGAATTACCCTAAGCAAGTTTTAGTTTATACTGAGTCAAATACATGTCTACAGCACCTGACACGAGCTCTTCAAAACATGAATACGGAAGCGAACAATAACTATGTACAGCTCCAGCAGACTGATCGTTGTCATCAAACTTTAATACATTGAATGCATTAGGCTGGCAATAGTATGTAAGATCTACACTCTCTATCTATGTATATATGTCAGATATAACCTTAAACTAATTACTTGTATAATTAGTACTTTCAAATATAACTAATGGATTTTTTATGATCCCATTATAGTTGTAGTACGCATTGATTACGTTGTCTACATCTTCTTGCTTAATAAGTATATTTGGTGTAATTACACCATCTTCTAAAACCTTATCACTTTTATAATTTTTTGTAACGATGCTTTCCGATCTTACGTACATTGCGTAATCTTCAGGCAATTTATATAAGCCATCATCATTTGATGTTTTTATATTAACTCGCCTAATTAAAGATCTACTAACATCGCTTATTCTTTTAGCTCGTCTAGTACCACGTTGAAAATCGTCTTCATTAGAATACAATACTTTTACATACTGTGTCTAGAACTCGCTTAAGAATGAATATATTGCATCGGTGCTAAGTTTTTCTTCTGTCGCAAACTAAGGATATACTTCAATTAGTCTACGTTCAAACTCAATACCAAGTTTTCTTGTTTCTTCTCTTGTCATGATTCAAGTGGTCTAGTATTAGCTTTAGTAGTAAGTCTACTAGATTCTACAATCTCGGTAGACATAATAATTGCCAAATTAATTAATTCCTCTGCCATGCTATCAGATAATTCAAATTTAGTCTATCCGAAATCATAGTCGTTTACTGACAGTCCTGGTCCAATAGCAAATTTTGCAGGACGTTTAATATATGCGAATTCAGCTGTTGACTGAGCTCCATTATATTGCACATTCATTGGATCTACATATACCACAACATTGTTGTTCTCTATGCATCCTACAGGCTACTCAATCCAAGGTAGGTTTGTTTTTGTGACCTTAAATTTTTTAGCGACATCATGCGATACGAATACTATATTTTCATATTGGTGGTTCTTGTTATCATGAGAAGTAATACTTTCTTTGATTTCAATCTGTCCATCAATTATGTATAAAACAAGATTATCTATAGTGTGCGTAGCGAATGTATAACTATTATCGCCAGATAAACTACCAACGGCAGTTAATTTATTAATCAATGGCTATAAATCTTCGATTGCTTTCATATCTGATTCAAACGCTGACCTTCTAGGATTGTTTCCCGTATATTTTTGAGCTATAAGAGCTAAGTAGGCTTTATCAAGTATTGTAGCAACCTCATATTTAGTTAGCGACGGATATGACGAAGTTATATTTGCCTTGTCATATTCAATCATAAACTTAGTATAAATATCACTATGCGTCATACGTCGTTAGTTTAATTATTTATTTTCGACCTGATTAATAATCGAGATCTTTAAGTCTTGATTCTTCTTTGCGTCCAAGTATGCAATACAATCCTACAATGAGTCTGCAAGCATCTCAGAACCATAGTAATACTGTGTTCTATCCTTACGGATAATACCTTTGGCAATAGCACTCTCAATCAAGAACTCTGTTTCCTTTGTCTTGTTACTAACCCACTTTGTAAAGAAGTTCTGTGGCTGTTTATCAACCAATGAGAACAATGTAGACTCTACAAGCTCATTAGACATTGTATCAGCACTAACACCGAACAATCTAAGACACTTGCGCATCTCTTCAAGAGAAAGCTTGCCAAAAGCAATAATAGCGTCTCTACGAAGCTTGTTAATCTTATTCTTCTCAATAGCTTCAGCCTGTCTATTAATAAGCAGATAATCCTTACCAGCATTGAGTTTATCAAGTGATGTAGCTACTCTCTTATGTCCCTCAAGGAACTTAATGATCATAGCCTGTCGTGGGAATGAGTCATCGAGGATTGTACTCTTAGAGCCAACCTTAACACAGAATGTATTCCAGAATGGTGAATTCTTAGCGAGATGGCCTTCTGGATAACCAAGCTCCTTTTCAAATTTCTTTTCGTCCTCAGGTGTTAAACCTGTGTATATCGACCCAGATCTGGTAAAGTAAGGTGCAATATAATCAAAACAATGTTTATACTTTAACAATCCAGCCCAGGGATTTTTCTTTCTGATCTTTAATTCAACTACCATAATTTTTCAATTAGTTGTTGCAATGCCAAGCTCCCACCCGATTTTGGGTGGGGTTGAACATTGTATATTATTTTATTAATTACGCGAGCTCTGCTGCTCTATTCTCGACTGCAATAGTCTCCTGGTCTTCAGCATCGCAATACAAGATACCACATGACAATGGGTTTCTCAACATGATACCCTCTTCACCAAGGAAGTGTACCTGGTAACCATCACGGCTGTTAGAACGCATAGTGTTAATGTTGTTTGCATAACCATTTGGCAATACAGAACCACCAGTGCACCACTGTACGAACTCACGGCCCTTACGACATACCTTAACGATGTTAGCCTGACCGTCACGACGACCAAGGTCAACGAACAAGAATGTGTAAGACATCAATGGTTTACCTGTCAATGGGTGAAGCTGACGGAACATCTCCATGTTATCAAACATAGCACAACGCTTAACTGTCAACTCGATACCATTAGTCATAGTGTAAGTTGTGAACTGACCACCCAACTTCAAGTCCTGACCAGAACCTGTAATGAAGTGTGTATCAATCATATTGAAGCTAGCTGCCTTCTCCTTCAAGATACGGTCGAACTCACGGATACCCATCTCACCGGTCAAAGCAACGAACTTACGCTCATTTGTACCAATGATATTGTAGCAGAGATCGAACAAGTAATCCTCGAACAACTCTGTAGTCAGCTTTGTATAGTAACGTACGTTAGCTGGAGCAATCTGCTCGAACAAACCTGCAGAGATTGGAACGAAACGACCATTAGTACCCTTCAAATTGTAAGTACCATCTGCGTTACGGTTAGAGTGAGCGAACAGCAACTGCTTCTCCTCTCTCTTCTTCCACTCACGAAGAGCCTTCCAATACTGATAGTCAGACCACAAATAAGACTTCTTACCTGTCTCAGGATCAGTCAAAGCGATAGCCAATACTGTAGAGTAAGCATCACCAGTGATATCGTAAGTAAGACGCATAGTCATCAAGCTATTGCGCATCTTAAATGGAGTCTGATAGTTGATGATATCTGCCTCATCACTGTACTCCTCGTATGCAGAACCGATACGGTCTACCTGACGACCTGGGAGTAAATACTCGCAAGGAATATAAGAACCCTGGAATCCTTCTGCCACATAGCACTCGTATACCCATGTGCTACCATCCTGGTATGGAGTACCGTTTACACGTACCTGGAAGTTTACATTGTCAAATGCAAGAATTGCACCTGGACCGAACCACTTCTCTTCAAGACCAAGATAAATAGGAGTATTATTAATACCTGGAGTCAAACCATCTGTGATTGACTTAGGAGTAATCTCCTTACCGTTCCACTTAGCATAGCGGATATTAACAGCGTGATCAGCATCAATCATTACAGACCACTCATATTCTCTGTTTTCGATAGTCATGGTTGAACCAAGACCACCAGTTAACAAATCGATGGTAGTTGAAATACCATCATCCTTTGTACCAAAAACCAATGACAACAAGCCTGCTACTTCATGAGGCTTTGTAAGCATTGCGTTAGCAATCATGTTTTCGTCTACCAAGTCAGCAAAACGCTTACCACGGTAGAGCTGAAGATTATTTAATAAAGAACTTGAATTATTCATAATATGTTAATTGTCTCATCATAGGTATTTTGACGCGAGATCCCATGCCTGAGGTTGTTTTTCATGCCCAACATTGTATGATGTATGATTTTTTGTTTGGTGTTTGAGCATTTGTCTAAGTTTACTCGCAGCAGATGTCTGACCATTGCGCTGTGCTTCGCCCAGTAGAGCATCACCCTTCATTGTGAAGTAGGCTGATTCTATCAAATTGTTAACAAGGTTATTATTAAAAGCCTTCTGATACTCTGTTAAACCATCTGCATCAGTTCTTGTAATATAATCGAACAATGCTTTTCTATCCTCCTTTGGGATATTAATACCTCTAATGTTTGTAAGACCATTAATACTAGAGGTAAGATCGTCCATGAACTGTGCAGCCTGCTGTTCTTGCTCCTGTCTTTGAGCTTCCTGTTGCTGAGCCATATACTCTTGCTGTTGCTGCTCGTACGCCTTAAGATAATTTACAGCATCAGCTGCTTCATCTTCCAGCATGTCAGCATCTTCATAGCGCTCAATCTTGCGACTAATCTGCTCGTCGTTCATACCCTGTAATTTATAGAACTCACGAACAGCTGCTTTCTGATTAGATTCGTCCTCCAAATCTATATTGTCATAAGACATAGATTTCTGTTGTGTCTGATAGAAGTCTTCAAATTTACCACCATTCTTTACGTACTGATCAAGTCTAGCAATACGATCATCGGCGTACTGTGGGGTCGAATTCTCATCTACGACATCTTTGATGTACTCTACAATACCCTCAATTGTCTTAGGTTTCTCGTCTTCATCAACACTCCAACCATTAGCTTCAGCGAATGCGTCAAAGAAAGCACCAATCTATTCTGCTTCTCCAGGATCTACGACATCAGTGTCAGTCTGCTGATCGTTATCATCATTGTCGTTATCCTATTCGTTGTCAACTATGGTTGTGTCGGACGTATTATTATTTAAAATATTATCTGGGACCTCTGTATTATCATCATGAGCATTAGGATCACCAGTTACATTCTTATTATCTTTATTATCCTCAGAAGACTTATCGTCATCTGGATTGTCTAAATTGTCAATATCATCATTAGGATCGTCTAACACCTGATTAACCACATCCTGGTTATCGATGTCTGTAACGCTGTCGCCACCTTCCTGGCCACCGAACCCGAGAGAGCTCAAAGCGTCCTCAAAATCACCTAATGGATTTTTCTTCTTTCTTGCCATAATTTAAATTATAACTAAGTTAATATTTTTAATTGTTGTACGCTACACGGGAGTCGAACCCGTGTAATGTTCAATGTTTCCAACCTGCTGCATTATGTGCAAAGTTGGCTTTCTTTCTCATAGCTGCACTATACTTACTTGGATTCCTTAAAACTCTATTAGCAAAACTTTGAACACTCATACCGTGCTATTTAGCAGCTTTGGTAAATGTACCACGCTTAGATGGTTTAATGCGAATATCTTTACCAGAATTATAATCATTAGACTTTGCGCCAATAGCAAATGGAGCAACGGCTGGCAAATACTTTAATGAATTTCTAATATGATTTTCAAAATCAATTACATTCTACCAATCTCTATAGCTGTTTGTTCGATTGGCCTTACCTAATAAATCTTTATACGCATTATAATAATCTGCACCATATCCATTTGCAACATCAAAATTAGCCATTATTAAATCCATCTACCTATTATCTATAGCTTTTTCTAACTCTTTGCCAGACGGATATTTATCGTTAATCAAATGTTCTGTATCAAGCAATCTATGTCTAACCTAATTCATCGTTGCTCTATACTCTTCCCAATCTTTAGAATCTTTTGCACTAGGTTTCCATTTATAGTCACTTGGTAAAAAGTTCTCAAATCTATACTGTTCCTTCAAACCGTTTGGTATCTTAAAATCTGTTCCATGCGAAGCGGCTTCATGTAGATACGTAGAATTAAACTATCCGACTCTTATCGCATCTATAAGATTCCCGTTAACTGCTTTTGCTTTTATATACGGAATACCGGAATATCTATCAAAGTATCCTTTCCATTCAACATCATTTTCTGGGACTGTTATAATGCCTCTTGGTAAACGCATTTCTGGATCTATACCCTATTTATCAAATAATGGCTACATTACATTCTTGTAATAATCGTCAATATTTTCAGAATAATACTCTCCTACTGGAAAGTTTTTAAATCCAGTATCACCTTCCGACATAACTTGTGGTATATTTTTAGTTACTCTAAAATAATTACCGTCAAAATTAAGAGGAATTTCTTGACCTTTTGTATAATTAAAATAGCCCTATTTTATTTTATCGGATAATATTTTACTATTAGATAGTCCATTTTGGTTACTATTTTGTTTTAAAATATATGTTGGCTAACTGAGCTATAATCTCTTTTGCTTTTTAGATGGAGATATAATTAATTCATGATCGTATCCAGGTTTACTATACGCGACATCTTTAACTAACTATTTATCTGCGTTTGAAAGTGAAAATTCTTTTTTCAATAATTTCTATCTAGCTAAGCCCTATAGCTTCTTAAGCCCAAATTTTCCTCCGTATCTTCCAATACCATACAAAGCCGCTTTTCCAGCTAACTCTAAAGGCTTGCCAATAGCAGCAGATTCTACAACAAACTCACCAATAGGGTCAACAGGAGACAATCTATCCTTATATAGTAAATCCGAAATTCTATCTGATTCTATATTTTTATTTATAGTTTGTTTTAGATTATCCGGCATTTTACCAGTTACTATAACCGGATCTAGATTGACATGTCCACCAACTTCCATTACGTCACCAGTTTCTGGATTAACAGTTACTCTATTTCTATCAACAAGTCTACCTGGTAATGTTGGATCAGAATTTGCATCATTAAACATTTCTACCTATTTTTTATAAGTAGACAATTCATCTTCTCCTCTATCAAACTTAGGAAGCTTAAGTTTCTTTCTAAGCTACTTCATAGCTACCTACTAATCTGCTTCAGCCTATGCTTTTCTTCTACGTTTAATCTTACGAAAGAGCTTATGACGCTGATAGTCATTCTTCTTCTACAACTTTCGCTTAGGACTTTCCATCTGTGTCATAATTACATTAGTTTAAGATTATTGCCTCTTCTCCACCAGAACTTCTAACCATAAGAGTCTTTACCAAAGTTATTAGACGGAAGCAAGTTTAGTATATTCGGAAGTGAAGGCTATGTTATCCTATCATACATCTACTGTTTATACTTATTAAGATCACGCTATTGCTGAGCCTTTATCTCTTCCTAAGTAGGGCCAAGTAGAGTTGTTGGAATATCCGCTCTAATAGTACTAGGCTATCTTGTAGATGGAGAATTGATAATTATAGGACTAGCATTCTTAGCGTCTTCATAATCCTACTCAAGGTCATTTAACTATACATTATAATTATAAGCATCCTTATGAGCATTTCTGTGATTACGAGCGGCTCTAACAAGGCTATTCATACTATTAAGGTTTCTTGAGTAATTCTAAAGAGAATCTTCATAATAACCCTTCTACTTAAGTGCTCTAGCATAATCCTGCGTAGATTTAGCTCTAAGCGCTGCTCCGTATCTTGTATGCATAAGCCTTACATAATCCTTAACAAAATCTGCATCACTCTTGTATGTATTGTAAGTCTTACCATTCCACCCTACTCCACCATAATTATGCTGTCTTCTAGCAACTCTAGATCTACCATAATTAGATTCGTATGCAAGCTAACGCATTACATTGTAGTATGCAGCGTCACCATAACCGTATCTGTTCAGCTATTGTCCTACAAGAGGGCCCATTCTGTTAACAAAAGTATTAATAGAATCATCTTTTCCACCTTTATATTTATGAAGTATAGGATGCTCTTCGTTTAATGGAGTATCAAAAGGTAGTGGCTTAATAATGTCTTCAGCTATATTAATATCCTTTCCTTCGTTATAAGCATTAAGTATAGACTATACATTCTGATCCATCTACAACTATTCTTCTGGACTAGGTTCCTCAGCCTGGGTGTTTCCACCCAAGTTGATTCCTCTAATATCCTTCCAGTAATCAGCGCCGTTCTTCCACGCTTCATACTTCTATTGAAATGTCTTATTATCGAACTTCATAATCACTTACCTTTAGCAGCTTCTGCGTTCGTTTTATTGCGAATGGCCGTTCTAGCTTTAAGCTATTCTCTTTCCATCGCAGCTTTATCTTTTTGAGACTACAGCTCTGTCTCATGCTTCATCTTATCTTTCTCAAGCTAAATCTTCTGATCTTCTATCTCGCGCTTCTGCTTAGCTTCATAACGCTTATTATAAGCCTCTTGATTAATCTTCTGCTGCTCAAGGGCCTGCTTGCCAAGTTCTGCAACGTCAGGTATTCCATTATCGTTTTGATCCATATCTTCAGTTCCACGATAAGCATTGATCTGAGCTACAGCTATCTTAGTCTGATTATCTTGATCAATCTGATATCTCTGAAGATCCATCTGAGCTTCCTGTAACATAAGCTCTTGCTGCTTAGACTCATTCTGCATCTGCTGTAACTGCTGTTGCTGCTGAGCTTCTGCTTCCTGCTGCTGTTGCTGTACCTACTCCTGTCTAGTCTGCATATCCTTAAGCTTCTGCTTAATGATATTGAAGTTATCGTTTGTAAGAATCTCGGCTGCTTCAAGTAAGCTGGCACCATTCTGCATAGCTGGCTGTATAAGCTGCTGGAGCTTCTGTATGTTCTCAAGATCTTTAGATGTATCACTTACAAATACATCCATGTCCTCATAGTAGAACTTAGGAGTAATGTCCAAGAATGCTCTTTCTCCATTATCAAAGATGTACTGGAGCTTCTGTTTACCAGTTTCTTCCCAAGCACCCTTAGCTGTATTAAGAAGCATATTAAGTACTCTTCGCTTACACTGGTTGTGAACCCAGAACAATGGCTCAGTAATATGCGAGCTCTGTACTACAGATCTTTCTACATTACCTACCATCTCTGATGAGCTTACTGCTCCTTCACGCTGCTATGTAATACCAGAAATAGTTCCAGCCAGCTCTTCTATCTTATCCATAAGCTGGATATATTCGGCTATGACGTTAGACATCGTAAGATCCAGTGCTGTTATCTGATTAAACTGAGCAGGCTTACCACCCTCTCTTCCTGGAATATTCCAGCCTTCTTCGTATGGGTTAATAAAGTTAACGCCAACGCTAGACAAGTAATGCATCCATTTAGCTGGGCTAATATTCATAGATTTAGGGATCTGTGTAATATCCATGTTTACAACCTTACCTTTATCTCTGGCGATAGCCAACTCAAGTCTGTACCACAATACAATATACATATACTGTAATGGCTTAAGAATACTAACCAATGATCTAGGCTTACTATTTGTATTACTATAAATAGCACCACAATAAGGAAGTTTCTGACTGTTAGGGTTATCGATACTTACGTGTTGATACTCGATAGGCTGTATACCAAAGTATAAGTCACTACCAGCTCTGTATCCTTCCCATACCTCTATAATCCAATCTGGTTCTACACTAACCTCGTTACCAACAGGTTGATATGTTTCATCAACTATATTGATCTAAGGCTGTCCTGCGTCATCTGTAGTAGTTACGTAGAAGATCTTCTTGAAAGACTTCCAGCAACAATGCCATACATTTACAAGCGATTTACCAGATCCTTCAAATATCGGATTATCGTATATACGTAATTGTATGCCCATATCAACAGGGCTTCTGTCTCCAAGGTTTCTGCCAGGAGTAGAACCAATCATTTCTTCAAGCTTATCAAGATCTTTCTCTTCAAGCTTGTCGTAATATCTATCGTATACTTCAGTTATAGGCATACGCATCTTTCTGCAACACCATGATCCATCCTCAATAAAATCAAGGTCTGGGCTCTTATCGTAAGAGAAACATATAGGATTAACTCTCTCCGCATATGGCTCTGCATTAAGTACGCCAACGTAATAAATTTCTCTACCTGAGATCAATCCGTCCTTCCAGCCTTTGATAAACTCGTTGTCAAGATCAAGCTTCTCTCTCAGATAGGTAAGAGAATGATATGCAGTATTCTCTACAATATCTTTGTAGTCTTTGTCCATATACTTAGCTATCTACTCTGGCGGCATAATCTCTCCAGACTGTAGCTACTACTGGAACTACTGAGCTTCCTCTGGGCTCATTCTAGCTGTGATAGCTGCTTCTATATATTGTAGAATCATCTATTTCTCTTTCTCCTGCATTTCTGATGTAGCCTCCTATGAAGTTCTGATAACTCTGAAGTTAAGAGGTCTTTTCGTTTCCTCACCTATAAGCAAATCTACTTTAGGTCTTATAATATTAAAGTCGTGAGGAGTAGCAGGAAAACCATCCTCGACCTTGAATGGGTTTGTAATTGATTTAAAATCCTTCTCGTCGAAGATGCTGTTATATAAATTATAATAGGTCTACAGCTCTCCGTAATATGATGTACTATTTCCTCCAGATGTTACGTTACCTTCACCTATAATATAGTTAACGCAATCTTCCTGCCACTTCTTTCCTTTCTTTGAAAGAGGGAGCTTTTGTCTGGGGAAAGCTGAATTGTATAAGTTATCTTCCATGTATTAAAATGTGAATATCGGCATACCGTCTTCACTTGTGCTGCTATCTTCTTCAAACCATTGTTTGCTAAATAACGGCATCTCGAAGAGTTCAACCTATTTGTTTTGTTCTTTTGCAGACGACACCTTTACCTAATAGAGCTCCTCTCTGTATATCATTACCATACATAAAGCTATCACGCGGTCCACATTTCGTACACCATCATTCTCTATAAGCTCTTCTATTAGAGGTTCGCTGTATACTCTTTCTACATTAGGGTGACCTTCTTCAAACTCATCTAACAGCCACTCTAATATTAATCCTTCGCCATACGCCCTAATCTGCTTGGTCATGTGGCATCCTTTTCTTCTTTGCACTTTGCTGTCTTTAAAGACTTCAGATATGATTTTATCTGGCTAATCAGCCAAGAGGTAATCGCAGTGTTTATTCGTAAAGTAAGGGTAGATTCCTTTTCTTTCATTCTCAAATAATAATCTAGCGTTATAAAATGTAAGTAGCTTACGCACATTCTCATAGTATTCTTCTGCTGTATCTGGTCTTCCGGAATACTCTGCTACTATTACATCTATCCATGCTTCACCAGCTCTTACGCGTTTAAATATAAATGTAGAACCAAGAGAGTTTGTAAAACTATCATCATGGTCATATGGGTCACATCCTCCTATATATAATCCAAGAGGAGGATCCTTTACTGGGTATTCCCATATAACCACAGATCCATGAGGCTTGTCTCCCTTTTTAAGAGGGTAGTTAGTTATATCCCCACTAGGCTTTTCTGTAGCCCTTACCTGACCATTTCCATCCCATTCAAGATCAACTATGTGCTTCATGCTTTGAAGTTTCTTGTTGGTCCTTATTCTGGTCAACTGGTCCATTAATAACTTTCTAGGGAATATATTCTTACCGAGCTCCAATACAGCTTCTGCTGGCCTTATAGGACGCTCTGATATAAAACGGTCTATTGACTACTAACTAGCACCTCCATCTTTTACCTTGTTTCTCTAATCTATAAGGTTCTCTATAGCTTTCTCTTTGTAGCTATTGCCATCCTTATCCATGTAAACCTAATTACCATCATCGTCGAATGACTCTAGGTTTGAATAAGCTGGTACAAAGAATGCGCATTCAGTATTCTCTCTACCTTCATCCCATATATTAGGGAAGCTGAGAACATTGTAAGACTTTGGCTTATAGAATAACTCTTTCAATCCTTCAAAGCTGGCTCCTTCGGTACCACCTGTACCAAATGCTATCATCAATCCGAACGCTTTACCATCATCGGTTTCTACTGAAGGCTATTCTATACGCCATGCATCAAGAAGGCTAGGGAATTTACCGCCTTCCTCCCATAATACAAGTTTAGCACGAGTACCACGCACACGTTCTGGATCGTTCTTAAGGGTTATTCCTGTTATACTAGACAGGTATCCTTGTTCGGTTTGTTTACCAAACTCATCGGTGATTTTATAACCGGATGTTCTTTCCATACGTGTAGACACAAGTCTTTGCTTAGCCCATGCTGTATGCTTATCAAGGAAGTCCATTATCTGCCAGGCTTTAGTTAACAAACCATCACCTATAAGGAATTTCTATTCTGATGCTATAGCGAAGTTCTTCGAACCTGGTATAAGCATATAGTTTCTAACCAGCATAGATCCACCCTTAAATGAATATCCTCTCTGTCTGCATTTAAGCACAGCCATATGCTTTCCTTCCAACTCTGCTTGTTCTATAGCGCAAAAATAATAGTAATCATAGTCCCAAAAGCTAGGGAACTCAAGTATACGCTGTCTTCTCTTTCTGAGGTTACCCTCTCTATCTGTATACTCTTCTTCCTTAAGTCGCATGATTGGACTATAATTTAGATAGAAATAATTGTATCCAGTTACACCTTCTCCATCTGGAGCAGTATAACCATTAATACACCTATCTGTCTCTTGCTCCCAATATTTGTTATAATCAGTAGTACCTCTAGGAGCTAAGGTATAGCATCCATGCTGTTGAAAGAAGATAGCTGCCTATCTAAACTTATCAGTATCATGGAGTTTCTAATTAAAGTCTATCATAATTATTCGTACATACCAATAATGCCACCACCCTTGACTCTACCGGTTTCTGCTTGTTCTGCTTTTGCCTACTTCATAGCCATGTCTAACGACTTGATTATTCCGCTAACATCTTTCAATATGGCTGAAAGTTTCTTAGCTGTATCTATATCAAGCTCTTCTTCCGCATAGCTATCCATCGTGTTCATAATGCCCTCTGCTGCGCTCTTAGAAGATTTAAGCAGCCTGGTAGCAGGAGTCTCTTGGAACTCCTGGAACCTTTTTGCTAATTCTTTTACAACGTCATCAGGTTTATAATTCTCATCATTAAGTACATCTTTAGCTACTCTCCATGTGCGCTCTTTCTCTGGATATGCCTCATATGGACTATTCCATTTATATCTCCACACTATGAATTCAATCTTCTTTAATGCATCTTGTTTGTCTTTAGCATTATTATAGAAGTCTTTAAATGGTGGTATAGCTAAATCTTCTGTGCTTAATTGTATCTTGTTCTATATGATGTCAAACATTACTCAAATAGTCTTTTAAGCCAACTATAATGTTTTCTTGTTTTTATGTAATCTGGATTATACTAGTTATCGTAAGCTTCTCTCTCAAATGAAAGGTTTCTGTATGCGTTTCCTTTACAGGGAAGTTTAATAAGCCATTCAACTCCATACCATAAATAGAACGGTATGTACAGCATTTCTTTCATCTGCTCTGTATGTATTTGTTCATGATTAATTGTGACATCAGTTATCTTAGCATTTGGTTTACAGAATAGATAACCGAACAGATTAATTGCTAAAAAACCTTTTGGAGGAAGTATATTTTGTCTAATTATTTTCATTTTATTTTTTTGCACCTTTAATATGAACAGTATAATCTGTATGTGCATTGCCTTGTTTGTCTTCTACTGTATTACTAATCAAAAACATTTCATTTTTCTATAGAGCGCTATCAGAATACGCATCTTCTATAAAAGCGTATGAACGAAGTCCTTTTACACGTATTTTACAAATAGAATTAGAAATAAAATCAACAAGCAAATTGCCATTAACTGCATATGTTGAAAAATATGATAAAATCTTAGAACTGATACCAATGTCGCTACCAACACCGCTACCGATATACAACTAAGCGTCATTATCTCTAACATTGGAAAAAAACTTAGTATTATTACCTGTTGCTAATCTTAATCCAGACTAAGGTTCTGAATCGGAGTAATTTTCTGACAAATAATAGAGTTGCGCCACGTTTTTACCAGTCGTATCATTTATAAATACTCCTGAAGATATTGCTTTTATACTAGTAGAAGTGTCTGTATAAACAGTTTGTTCTTTTGTTGTTATACAAGTTTCTCCGTAAGGATTAGCAAACGTCGCATCTGTTAAATTCGCCTTTTTTAAAACAACGTTGTTAAGCGTTGCATTATTAGCTTTCAAAACACCAGTGCTTGTAACAGTGAATGGAGCAGTTGTTAAATTCGCATTAGATATTTCACCGGCCCATATACGAACATCTCCTTTGCCTTCAGTTGTAACCTTACCATTTAATGGTGATGACTCATCTACAGCTTTACTAGATGTCATACCAGCAACAATCTTCTAATCGTCAAAAATAACAAGCTCGTTAGATGAAATTTCTTTTATAAACGCATCATTAGCAATAACGAGATTAGCTACAACATTAGGAGATAATGAGAACGCTGACCAATATGTAGCAGTGATTGGCGGTGTATTCCAATAGTCGGCTTCTCCAGAATCTGTATTTACACAAGCATAATATACGCCTTTATAAAGTACAACATCCTGATAGAATATACCACTTTCTACACTTCTCTTTCCGTCATAATACTTTGTTCCGCTATGCCATTCGCCAGTGATCCTTAAAGGAGAACCTTTGAACGTTTGTCCGATAGATGTGTCTCCAGAAGCTGATACTGGAATAGTCATAGATGTAAGATAAGCACCGTTTGTATTATATGCGTATATAGTAATAGTACTAGACTTAGACTATACTGTTGTATTTACTGTAGCATCCCAATGATCTGTATTATACTGCAAAGTTGTTCTATCGTTTGAGTTTAGCTACATATATAGATTGTATAGATTTGCATCAGTACTATCTATAGCATTTTCGTTTTTATACAAATTAACATTACAGCTCATCTGTAAGTTGTAACTCTAATCTGCAGGAACGTATGATAACGATATGTTTGAAAGCTGCAATGAATAAGTTGATCCGTTTATACCAGACCTAACGATTGGAACATATTCGCTTAACGTTATTGTTCCATTTGTTGCTTTAAACAACATTCCGTTATCGCCCTCTGTTTGAATCTAATCAGATGATATTGCAGTCCATGCAGTTCCACCATCAACACTATACGAGAACGACCAACCAGAACCATTTGATGGTGTAATATTTGTAATCTATGAGCCATTGCTCTTTACAACGTATACACTAATAGTCTTTGGATACATTGTTCCATCTTGATAATTAATAGTACTAGTAGATGTTTTGATGTCGTATGATACAGCGCTTTCTCCTGCAGTTCCAGTTAAACATATTGGATTTGTGTATTCTCCATACTATCCATTACCATTTATGAATACCTGTGTCATCCATATGTAGTATCCAGCTTCCTAGTTTGGGGCATCATCAACCCACCCAGAACCGTCTTCAGGTGGTCTATTTGCACTAGGTTTGCTTGGTGCTACAGAATTACTTGGATGTTTTTTGAAATAAGATTTGCTATATCCAAATTTAGTATAGTCTATACTTGAACCAGAACCACTAATAGGGATTTTTATATCACGTCCACTTTCAATAGAGTACGCCTTATCGTTTATTATCAATTTTGATAACGTATTCTTTTTAATATAATTTAAAAGCTACTGCTATACATAATCAGCATTTACTCCGCCATCAGATCCGCTTTCAGATAAAGCAACTCTAAACTAACCACCATTCTTCTATGTGAGTATAAGCTCATTATGTTCTAATGTAAAGCTCTCTATAGGATAATCTTTCCCTATAGTAGAGTCTTCAATTATCTTCTATATCTAAGCTATGGTATAATAGTTAGTAGGATCAAATTTTATATAGTCAGCCTTGTTTAAATACGTAGAATCGGCATTCTTTTTTGTAATATACTAATCAAAGTCAATATTACTAATAGCGTCATCAACATATTTCTTTTTAGCATACTCTTCAATATCTAAATCAGTAATAGCACCTGCTATCTGCCTAGACACTTCTATCAATATCTCTTTCTTTATAGAGTTATCTCCGTCTCCAGCTATTTCGTTTAACTGATCTTGAAGATCTAGTAAAGCAGAATTGCTAGCCTTTCCATTCCATTCATCTCTTTCCTCCTAAGATATATGTGAGACCGAATCATTTTCATGGCAGCACAATCTAGAATATATTGACGAATAACACTTGTCTATTTTAAAATCTAATTCTCCGATTGGATTTTTGCGACAAGGCTTTTTTGGTTCTACGCAAAAATTAATCATATTAATTCGTTTAAATTGTTAACAATTATTGTACTGTGGTGTCATCGAAGACCACGTCTAAAACGCCACAGTTAAAGATTATTTGAATTTATCCCAATCTATACTTTCCTTCTTTCCTACAACGTCTGCCATCCATCTGCAAAACTGAATTCCTGTATAGCCATCTATATCATTAGCTACAGCTGCAGCATATTTTATACACTGGTGCTCATTAAGTAGTTCTGGATAAAAATCAGCATAAGCCATATTCGCAGTATAAGTTACATCTTCTATTGTAGAAGTATCTGGAATTTTAAGATTAAGTACATTACATACATTTTGAACCTACTCAGAAGTCCATGTATGTTCCTAATTATTTGAATTAACCATCTATTTACTAGCGTATTCCTGTAAAGCTTTTGTAAAGTGTAAGCCATGTTTACTAACATAGTCATTATACCCATCTTCCTTTACAACTCCAACACTAGCGGAATAGCTGCCATCTTCGTTTTTCTAAAGATTTGCAACATATTTAGAATTCTGGTTATCATCATCACTGTGCCGTATTACTATTACCTTTTGCATTGTTGAAAGAATTAATAAAGTTATTAACAGTTGATTCCATTCTACTTATAGATTCTTCTATCTTTGAGAATCTCTATTCAGTCTCCTTCTTCTCCTTATAGACAGGATTAAGCTCAGACAACAATACTGTCGTCTTATCTACTACTTCCTTCTGTTTAGGAACTGACTCAAGTATCTTTTCAGCAGTATTCTTCATCTGCTCTACTTCAGCCATAAGACCCTGCTTATCTGTAGACAATACTACATCTCCTGCATATGTAACAGATAAGTTCTCTGGGATTGAGTATGTTGCCGTCTTAGAGTTAGCCTCTATAGTTACATCTACAACCATTTGTGACTAACCCATTGCTGGCTTTGTACTTAAATCTAAATGTGGGAATCCAACTGATATAACCTTTCCATCGGTAATAGTTATATCCTGTTTATTCAGTATATATACTGAATAGTTTTGTTTTACATCTTTAAATGCCATAAGCCTTATCTTTATATGTAAAGGCTCCCGAAGGAGCCCTCACATAAATTAAACTTATTAAGCTGCAGCAGTTGTTTTAAGCGCAGCAATCAAAGTAGCATTCTACTTCTGCTGTGACAATTCAAGGCGAGCGTCATTGTATCTCTACTGTAAATCTGACTGCCAATGATTGTTCAAAACATCTACTATTCGCTGAGTATTAGCATTTGCGTTCGTCTTAAGATCGCAAGCCATCTAACTCATCTGGAAACCAAGGTTACTTGTAGCTCTCTCCAAACCTGTGTTTGTGTAGCTAAAACCTGTCTGCATCTGGTTAACGATGTCCTTCTGCCCAAGTTGATTCTCGTAGCCCATCTTGATAATGTTTTATTGTGTCTGGCAGCAGCAGTTCTGCAATGCAGATGTAAGGTTAGCGTCTCCGAGATTAATAGCGTTGATAACGCGTTCTGCAGAGAAGTTTACATTACCTGCTACTTCCTGAATACCGGATCTAACGCAGCAAATAGCATTATTCAGTGCGTTGAAGTCACAGTTCAGGCTAGAGGCCAACTAAGTAATTGCATTAGCATTGCCTCTTATGGCATCCATTACCAATGAGCTATTCTGATTATCAGCGATCTGTGAACGCATTGCGTCGAGCTGACTCTGAATTGCATTGCCCTGGTTACCGTCCTGGTTGTTCCACATACGCATAGCGAAGATCATCCAGATAAGGTAAGCAAATGGGTTGTTCATGTAATCATTCTAGTTCATCATGGCTGCCATAGCCATTGGATCACAGTTATTCTTAGAAGCCAAAGCGGCTACTAAAGCGTCATTATTGTCGTGTCCTGTACAATAAACTTTCTCGATCGTATCCATAATTAACAAGTTTTATAGTAAAACAATATGGAACTAGGACTGGAATAATCCTAGTCCCGTTTAATCTAAAAAGCGTATTACTACGCAAGCCCTAGTATATTCCATCTAGGGGTGATAAAAGTCCTACCCTGGTACGCATTTGAAAAGAGGCGTGGTAGAATCTGTTGTGCTAGGCGGGGCAATGAACCCCGTCATGCTTTCATTAAGACCTAGCTTTATTCAAGAGTTTTCGTTTCTATAATTAGACCACTTGCACTAAGTGCATTTATAAGATTGGTTACAATAGTTCTCAGTTTTGTGATATCAGCTGTTTCTATATCTGTAGTATCAACTTCATTGACTGTGATTTTATTCTATTTTTTCGACAGGCCTACACGCAAGCTGGAAACGTCGTCTATACTGGCAAAGTCATCAACAAGAATAAACGTACCACCTGCTGTAGGTATCTCTTTGTGTGATTTGTCCGCAAATTTTATTCCTTCGCTACTTATCTTTACGTTAGGATTATTGATATCACCAATTACGATACCACTAGAATCTATAAGGAAAAGATTTGTCATATCATTTACAATTGAAGATATCGATCCAGGAACGATTTTTATGGCATTTGTATCATTTATTTTTATAGTAAGGCCTTGATCTATCTAATATACACCTATAGTACTAGGATCGTATGTGATATAATTGCCAGCATCCTACTTAGCACTAATAGCAGTATTCAGCGTATCAACCTGCTAATTAAGCGCTGTTGTAAGAACATAATTACTAAGTGCTGTAGCGTCAGCCTTAGTAGCAATAGCAGCTTGTAAACCGCTTTCGGCGCCAGTAGCTCTAGTAACTTCATTTGCAAGCGCAGAAGCATCAGCCTTTTCTATAATAGCCTGATTTAACGCTGTATGTAAGTCGTCATTACCAGCAAGTTTGTCAGCAATCTCTTTAAGTGTATCAAGGTCTTCTGGGGCAGCAGCAATCACATCTGCAATAGCTTTTCTAAATGATCCTTCTGTATTTGAATCACCATCAACTATTGCAAGCTTATCTGATATTTCCTTTTCTTTACCTTCTGCTCTAGTCTGCTCTGCCTAAACCTTAGCACTTAAGTCTTCGTCACCCTTTGTTCGAGCACTTGTTTCAGCTTCAAGTAAATCCTTTGTTACGTATCCGCTTTCAATAAACTTATCATCTACAGCGTCTTTTACAGACTGATTAATAAGTTTGTTTGTAGAGTTTGCATCCAGTATATTTCCATGCATAAATTCCCCACCTTCAAGATCAACCAATATCTCTGGGTTCCTAATCTGTCCTCTAGGAGTTGTTATAGGTGCTGTTTTTACCGGAACTCTATATAAAAAATCTTTTTCCTAAATCATAATTAATGCATTAATGTGTTTAAACAGTAAAAGGGAACTACCTTTCGGTAATCCCCTTTATGTAAGCGAATTAGGCCTATCCTTCGCTTACCTCAGCACCTTCCTGTGCCGCCGCTGGCTCTGGTACGGACTCAACCTGTTCCTTAAGCTGTGACTGAGTTCCCGCAGCTGCGCTAGATTCGTTTTCATGTCCTGTGCCAGTAGAACCAAATCCGCCATCACCTCTCTCTGTTGACGAAAGCTCAGAAACCTCTGTGATTGTATACTCTGGTATAGGAACGATGACTAACTGACAGAAGCGTTCGCCCTGCTTGTAAACAGCAGGAATGGTATCTGTTGTAGCTTTCATAAACGCTACAATCTCGCCTCTATAATCACTGTCGATAACACCGACATTATCAGTAAGCCATAATGACTTTTTCCAAATACTAGAGCGTGGTATAAGTAAACCAACATATCCGGCAGGAATTTCAACTGCCAATCCTGTATGGTAAACCAACATTAGCTGATTTGCTTCATTAAGAGCTGTTTCGATCTTAGTGCAAGTCAAATCAATTCCTGCAGCACCTTTTGTGCTACGAATAGGGAGGATAGCGTTATCCTCAAGTCTCTTAAATTTCAACTCCATAGTATTCAAATATTATTTTTTATTGTCGCCCCACTAGGATTCGAACCCAGACTTGGAGGGTTAGAGCCTCCCTTGCTACCATTACAAATTATAGGGCAATATATAAGGATGCAGTGGAATCGAACCACTATCTCTAAGTCTTTAAACTTATCAGCTACCATTGCTACAACACCCTTATTCTGTTGTTGCGAAGACTCGATTCGAACGAGTGACCTCAAGGTTATGAGCCTTGCGAGCTACCAACTGCTCCACTTCGCGATATTGTGTATTTTTTATAGAAACACACAAAACTATTTCGCAAAACTCATGCGACCTATAAAAACTCATTTTTGTATGAAAATATCTAATAGGGTATTACAACCTGCGCCCCCATTAGAGATAAGCACGTAACTTTTAGCTGGAGTTACGCAGAACCAGTATTGGCGCCATTTGGATCCTGCAGCTCAAAGGGCTGCTAGGGCAGAAAGCTTTTCTTTCACCCGGATGTCCCAGTTTATAGAGATTTCAGAAATGGCGACAACCTCTCAGCGATTATATTCGCCCGTTTTCTTTGACTCTTATAAGTTTTAGCTGGACTTATAACCAGTATTGGTGCCCGTGTCGGTTACCGCGGAACCTTTTATTTATAGTGTACGCATCAGGCGGACGCCACTCATATTATCAATCTTATAATTTCTTAAACAAATGAGGAGTCTATGCAGGAGTCGAACCTGCTAACTATTCCCTTTGTATCGGGTCGTCTTTACCGTTTGACTAATAGACTCTAAAGGTGATTACTTAGTACGAGTAACCCAATTCCATAAGCGTTTGTACCAAGGCTTCTTAGCTTTCTCTTCCGCTCTGCATGCCTTGCATCTTAAGTATACGCAATCATCTTTTACTACAGCGTAACCATTCTCTGGAAGAATCTCATCGAGCAAAGCATCTGTAAGGATTGATATAACTGTATCATAGTCGCAATCAGTCATTCTCATACCTGCCGAAATCTTCTGACCAAGGAAATATGCTGTAACATCGTTTGCGTTAGCAACATCCAGCATAGAGATTGTATACTTAGGTCTCTTTACCTTAACTGTCTTTTTAATAGTTTTCTTCATAACTTAAATATTAACGTGACTCACAACATGTATCTCCACAAGTGAGATCCATAGAACCTCTCTCCTTCTACTTAGCTGCCCACTCTTCTTTTCTCTTCTGGTCAGCTTCTTTAGCATTGTTAAGAGCTTTCAACCAATCTTCAGACTGAACTATTACGAAGTCTGTGCCAAGATCTCTATCGTAGAATGTAACAAGAATATCATTCTTCTTTACATCTGCCTCAATAACCTTATCTGGGGAGAGCTTTGATGTCCACTCAATATGAGCGTCCTCTGGGATGATGTAGATGTCATCAATTGCTCGTGCTGATCTATTAATAGCAGTAACTTCAGCTGTCTCTGTATCAGCAATAATAGGCTTACGCTCAATGTTTATTATCTTTTTCATATGGACTTAATGGTTTGTTTTTATTATCTTTAAATCTATTCTTAAGCTTGAATCTAAATAGTTTGTTTATTAATACGTCTCTAGTATCATCTTGATCTTTCATAACATCAACTACGAACTAAAACTAATGCATAACTATTTGTTTTACTAGCTCCGGGTCATCGTTCAATGTACGTCCAATCTATCTACAAACTTTATCTATATTCATTACTTCTCTACTGTTTCAGTTGCTACAATATCGTAAAGCGATACAAGCTGAGAGTCCTTAAGCAAATCGAAATACATAGCACCTCTAGATGATCTATATATAACGATATCACCAACCTTGATAGGCATCTGCTGTATCTTTTCATCACTATATGGGTGTGTATACTCATATGGCAACTTAAGTACAACAGCTCTAGAGAAATCTGAATCAACTTCCTTTATCTCTGTCTTTACTTCATCATAATCAACTGCCTCGATCCCATCCTTATCCTTCTTAGGCTTAGTATCCTTAGCCACAGGTTCGGAGATCTTCTTCTTAACTTTAACAGGCTCAAGCGGCTTTACCAAGAACATCTGTCTGAACTCATACTTTATTTTTGAGCTCAAGTCCTCTGCCAACTGGGTCTGATCTATCATTTTATCATCCATATTACTTCTTCAATCCTTTAAGGTACTCAAGTAATTTAATCATGTTTCTCAATACTGTCTCCTTCTCAACAAGCAAACACTGAGGAGTGTTCTCGTCAGCTTTTGTCTCGAGAGTGTAAAGCTCATTGTTGTATTCCGAGAGCTTATTGTCGATCTCGTCAAAGATATTTACGAATCTCTTTTTATCATCAATTTCCTCAACATATCCATTATCGAGAAGCATCTTGGCATATTCCTTTGAGATTCTATAAACAGAATTGTAAGAAGAAACAACCGTTGAATTGTCTTCGTTTGAGCTATTATGCTCTTCGTTATATACACTTTCGTACTGGTCTGTATCAGCGTTGTGCTCAAATGTATCACCATTCTCCATTACGAAGAATGGCTTAATAACCTTTAAAATCTTTGTCATATCCAATTGCTTTTATTGTTTTACGCTGCCATAACGAAATAATTTTCAAAAAGGTTGCAAATATGGCATAAATTTTGTAAAAATAGCATTTTCTCTGTAAATATGCAACTTTTTTAGCTTTTTTACGTTAGGGGGATAGTAGGGGGTTAGTCAGTTAGAACCCTTTCTCTTATATATTCTCTTTAGGAGATCTACTTTAGTAGTACAGCTATTACAGTATGTAAGACTATACAACTATAGTAGAAGCTATATAAGCTTAATAATAATTGTAAGACTAATAAGAATAGTATGGATAAGAAGAAAAAGTGTATAATAGACGAATATAAGACAGTATACGGATTTAGTTTATTCGTTATACTTAACCCAGATAAGTCTGTAATAGATAAAAGATTTGCGTTTAGACAAGATGAATCATCTATATGTGATGATGAATGGGCAGATTATACAGCCTACACTGTTAGGGGTGCATATGACAAACTAACTAATGAAGAGTGTGAAATCATAGTAATAAACAAGATAAAGGAGTCTGATGACGATATAAATACATTTGCTCATGAGTCATTTCATGCAGCTGTAGATATACTTGAGGCATGCCATATAAAGCTCTCTGATGATACAAATGAAGTATTTGCGTACTTAATTGGATACTTTACAGAATGTGTAAACAAAACAGCAAATAAACGATGAACTAGTTTGAGATGAGTGCTGTACTATATTATGCCGACTTCTTATCTCTACAATACTAGAATAAACCGTGTACAGAATAGTGTAAATATTTCTTTATACATGGAGTACCAGTAAACATAGCATACATTGTAGAATAGGAACCAATATACGATCTTGATAATCAATGGTTCTAGAAGAGCCTTAAGGAATATAGTATGCTAAAGCATAAATTCGGCGAAGATGGAGCTATGAGCTTTATTAAAAACCTATGTAATCTAGGGGTAGCAGGGTCTGTAAATGCTACACAAATGATGAAATATATTCATAGATATGACGATAAGTAGGAGCGAGATAAAGCATTTAGAATGTTTAAGTTCAACAGATCAAAAGCAAAATATACTCACTTAATACATAACGACGATGGTGAAATTGTAGAAGAAGAGTGCACAAAATACGTAGCCCATGCTGAGCGAAATAGCAAAGGATAAAGAATATTTAAGAGCGGCAGAAATAATACAAAGAGCCGAGAAAAACGGTAGAAGATTAGGATTTTACGAACCAGATAAAGATGAATCCATTTGATATAATATTCATGTTTTTAATACTTCCAATAGTAGCTACTACCACATGTTGGATAATACTTAAAGATACTAAAAATAATGGGAAAGATTAGTAAATATAGCAATTTGTACGATAAAGATGGAAAACTTATTAGATCAGTGGATAGTGTTTCCGGAAGATTGGATGACTATACCATTGAGGAACTAGAAAACCTTGTAGATGAGCTAGCAAAAGACGAAACAAAGCGTACTGAGTATACTAATAGCGTATCCGTACTCATGCACATGTATGAAACAAAGGGAAATCCACACAAGGGTGAAATAGTCAATAAAATAAACGAGTATTTAAAGACAAAGACTACCAAAGATGAAGTTGTAAACGCTTTAAATGATGTTAAAAATGAAACAGAAGATGGAGAAAATGCAAGTGCTTAATGATGGGGCAGACGAAGAGGACTTCAAGGAGCTTCTGCAGATATTAAGAAGCTTTGGAGAAGTAGAAGTATTATACGACCCAAATGATCCTAAGGATAAAGATGTAACAGGCGACGAAGTAATAGAAAGATATGAAAAATTCAAAAAGAAAGCAAGAAAAAATGGACCCAGCACAGAGGGATGCGTACCAGACGCTGCTAAAGGAGCTAGAAAGCGCAGGAGAAGAAGCAGCTCCAACGAGACAGATACTACAATTAGCGCTGCAGCTTGATGAAAAAGGAGAGTTCTACAAATTTATAGAAGTATTCGGGGATAGCAGAATAGATGATAAAGATGTCCTTGGACTGTCCCGAGATAACTAAATAGATAAGTTTAAGAAAGCATGAGAATAGCCGGGGTTTACGCCTCGGCTTTTTTATTTGAGCTTGCCGAATATTTTATTTTATTTTTTATTTTTTAAACTGTTGTGTATGTACGGAAACGGGAAACAAAATTTTTTTGATTTTTAAAACTGTTGTAAACATGCATAAACGCGAAACAGCAATGAATCACACCCCGGTATATACTTTCGGATTGGGGTATCCCCCCAAGACAAAACACAATTTATTCACATTCAAAACTCAAAGCACATGAAAAAAATTAATGAAATCGCTGTAATTAACAGCGTATCACTCAATGAAAAGTTGTACTCATTTAATGAGGATAACGAAACATTCAGAGTATCATTGCGTGTAACTTACGCAATTTCTGATTCTTCCGATAATAAGGAGGATAAAGATTTCATTTCTTTGGCGGCTTTCGCTGATGCCGGCGCAGTTGTTGGCAAGTCTTATTCTTGCATTATTAATTTTGATAGAGTGCTAGAAGGTAATAAGCATACAGAGAAGGCACAGGATGAAGCGTTAAAAGAATTGTCCGCAAAGTTTGTAGGTAAAAAGGCGCGTTTCAGTACGTTTGATTACACAATTTCTGAACTTACGGACGGAAAAGAAAATTCAATCACTGACGGGGAGCACACTTACTCAAGCCTTGCCAATACTTACCTTGGTAATGTTGATGATGAGCAAGCAGAAGTAAAGAAACTAAAAGTCCGCTTGGCTGATATGATAGGCGACAATTTCGACTATTCAACAGACGACGAAGACTAGTGGGGATGGGGATTGGTAAAACAATCTCCAACTCCCCTTTTTTAGAACAATCCTACGTAACAGCTCAAATAGGCTGTTTTAATATATAGCTTTTATGCATAATATCCAAGAGAGAGATAGTAGAGAATACTGTGAATTACATAAATTGTGATCACATGACTCGGGCTATCTCTCGATTAATTATTTAAACATAATCAATATGGTAGCAAATTGCAAAGCAAAGATTAGTGTTAAGTTCGCAAATGGTAATAGTATGGCATTCTTGGGTCAGGGTTACATCGCATCTGGTGACAAGAAGGTCTTTGTACGCTTATACACAACAAGTGATTTGAGACGTGTTGTGGTGAATTGGCATGATACATATCATTGTCTGTGAAGATAGTGATATGTTTATTTAAGACAAAAGACATCAAGACTCTATATACATTGATTGCACAATTGAGGTTTTAGCCAAGAGTGGTAAATAGTAGATTTTGTTTCATGTACCATGGTCTGTGAAGATAGTGGTACATTTTTAATTTAAACTCAGCTAGGGAGAGGAGTGAGTATTACGTAATACTACGTATTACTCCAATAAAATCGTCACTGATGAGACCTAGACGAAACTACAGTAAACATTACGCAACTAACGTTGCTCCAACAAATGCATCACAGTGTAGTCTGATATTCATTATTCATAAGCATTTTTCTAGACCCCATCTACAATTGTCTGTGAAGATAGTTGTTGATAAACCGTTATCTCATGCGGTATACAAACCAGGATGACGGAGCGCCTACGCTAACGTGATAAATCGTAGGCAGTAATGTGGCAGTCATTGTTCCAAGCCAATGCACTACAACACGTGCTTATGGTACTTGCAAAGCTATAAGATGGTCGCTTGTAGGACACAGAGGATAATTAATTAAACAGGTTTACATGTAGAACTGAGATGTGGTAACTATAGCCTATTTGCAAAAGGTGCAAACTGTCAAATATAGACCTAATCTCTATGACAATCCGGAGAGACGGATAGTGGTTATTATACACTTGCTGAAGTAAGAGGGTATACTATGTACGAATTCATTATATGGGTATCGTACTTGGCTATAAAAGCGCACACATAGCGACGGTTCGAGTCCAGTAACCACTACACCTTTTATTAGATCATTTTTTTTAGTTACACAACAGGTTTTTATTTCCATGTAGGCATATTGGTTCGTGAGAATAGATATGCCATTTTTATAGATTATTAATCAAAATATATATAAATATGGACAAAAACAAAATTCATGGTTTTATGGACCAATTGAATCTGTTCCTTATTGGAGCAGTTATTGGTGGATTTATTGGTGCCTGCTTTAGTGCAAATGTCTATAAAGGCAAGAGTAATAAGGTAGAGGAAAAAGTAAAAGCGTATGAAGAGTATTATAAATGCACAGAGACGCTTTTAGACTCTCTCGATGGAACACATGATCTTGACCTCATGGATACAGACCTTGAGACAGATTATGGTGCAGATTACTTGAATGCCAAAAGTGCAGTTGATATGTTAGAAGTTAAGTAATGAAAGAAGGTATTGATGTTACAGGTATACCTGGACCAAATCCAATGCTAGGATGTGGTATAATACTGTTCGTAGTAGGTGTAGTTGCAGTGATAGCAATATCAGGATATTTATTATTTAATGCAAGTCTAATACTACAAATGTTATTCTATGGCATTTGGGCAATAGTAGTTGGTATTATACTTATTGTATTATGTTTAAAAGCAGAAAAGCATGAATGAATTCGACAAAGGAGAACATACAGAAGACATCTGGTACTCGTAAGAGATACAAACCAGGACAATTGATTACAATTTGTAAGAATGTATTTAGAATTGTGAAAAACAAATCTAGTTTTACAGATTGTTACATGTGTGATTTAAATCTTCACGAACAAAAAGACTGGTGTAAGTATTGTCTTCATAACTTACATTGGTGTTATTTTAAATTAATTAAAAAGCATAAGGGTTGAGTTGCATCAACCCTAAGTGTTTAATGTAGCCGTAGGGAGTCCAAAGCCTCCAAAGGGAAACCGAATTACAGATGGAACACAAAGCTCAAGTATAGGTGAGAAGTGGTCCTATACAAGTAAATAATGTTTAAATTATCAAAATTATGAACATTTTAGAGAAATTGCTGGGTAATAATTACCAAAAACTTGGGTCAGAAATTTTTGCTGACGGTAACAAAACAGTCGTAACAGCATCTCGTACGCTGTCTCCAGATCATGTTGATTTGGATGCTCCTAGTTACGTGGAGACTAAGTTCAAGAAACACATTCCAATCTTGAAATCTATTGTTGTTGAACTGGACGCCGTAACAGAGGAACAGACCATCAAAGTGACAGTTGAAGTTGATGGTAAATTCAACAGCATAGATGACTTGGTACATCTTGCATTTATCGCTAGAGGAATTAGCGAGGTCGCAGAGGACAGACTCAGTGAGCCTAATGTAATTAAGGCTATTGGTCTGAATTGTAAACCATTCATTTGTACAGACAATGAATCAGAAGAAACACAAGCAGGCGCATAACCAGGCGGTTAAGCCACAGTCAGCAAAAGGGAAACCCGATGCTGAATACCTTAACTACAAGGTAGTTGCCAAGGAGGGAGGATCTACAATGATCCTCTCTTCTGGATTAAGTAAAGTCAATGCCAAATCTTTGGAAAATACTTTGAATAGTTATATTAATAACAAACATTCAAATGTTCCAGGAGCTGGCAAGACAAGTGTTAAATTCTTAACAATTCATTGATCTTATGATTGAGATTTTAATTGATGACGACAACAAAGTCTCTTTGAAGACTACAAATGGGATTACTGAAACAGAAATTGCATCTACGATAGTAGTAGAGGCAATGAGAAGTCTCAAGAAACCAGAACCAGATGTTAAATCTAAACTTGTACTAGTAGGATATGATCATAAGCGCAAAATGGAAGCCGTAAAAGAGGTTAAAGAGAAACTGGATTTAGGCTTAAAAGAATCCAAAGACATTGTCGATGAATGCGTTGGTAGAAAAGTGGTCGTATTATCAACAGGATTGAAATCAAAAATGGATGTACTCTTTAATAGGTTCAATCCATCTATCGTACAAGTTAAAGTTATAGATGATAAAGAATGGGTGTAAAATTATACGAGAAGCCGGATCACAGTCCTGGTCCGCTAATTGCGATAGTTGTGATAATAATATTGTTACTCATGACATCGAAGTGTCAAGCACAGCAAAAAGCTGTAATTGATACTATGACATGTAAGGTTGAATGTATTAAGCAAATAGTACAGAAACCGAGTGTTAACGGTAAAACCGTTAAGTATCTAGCTGTGTATGTTGATAAGTTTGCAGGATTCTCAGAGGTTATCCCAATCTCAAAGAGTGTTGTTGACTATATTGGTACATGCAAGCAATTCTCTATTGAGCCTACACTTGGCATTAGGTTAAGAAATGGTGTAATTACATCAATTGTTCGGTATAAAATTAAATTTGTACACAAATGAAGTTTAGTAAAGGAGACGTAGTACGCCGAGTATTGCCTAGTGGCACAATGGTAGGTGGTTTAATGGTTGTAACATCTTACACTGGCGGCAAGTTCGTAGCTGTTAGAGATATATCAACTGGAAAAAACTATGTAGATAGGTCAGAACGCCTGAAAAAAGAAGGAAAAACAACAAAGATTTTGATTAGTGAAAGTGATATGGATAAAATCGACACAATGAAAGGTGTTGGTGCATTCTATCATAGCGTATCACCTGTATATGATAGGCTGTATGCTAATCAATCAAGATTTGTATGTTTTATACTAGCTTACACCAAGGGTGAGGTCATACATAGAACATATCAACTTGGAAAAGTATCTAGAGTGCTTCGAAAAGTTGACGAAATTCGTAAAGGATACGAAATGGTTCCAGTTAAGCAACCAATGTACAAGTTACAATTAATTTGTGAACTATGAGTAAAAATCTTAGTCCTGGCAGAATCTACAAAGCAAATGGCATTGTTGTTAGGGCTAAACGTCAGTACAATTGCAATGGGTGTATCTTTAATAATCCTTTCTCTTGTCCAAGAGTAAAAGATTTAAAGAATTTAAATGAAGAATCACCATCATGCATTGAAGACGGAATAATTTTTATTAGTCCTTAATTATGGCAAAACGTAGAAAAAACGGACAAATGTCTGACGAAGAATTAGAAGTTAGACGTCATCATGCTTCATTGCGTAGACTTAAATCGCATTGTAGCAATTCAAATGTAGTTTTAAAGAACTACGAGTCTGCAAATCCTGATGATATGTGTGTATTGTCGTTAGAAGATGTAGATTTGGGATCAAGGAAGAGTTATTTAACAACAGATAACGATTCATGGTTTGTCAGTGAAGACGACTATGATGAGATATCACAAATAGCATTATATCTATGAAAAGAGAATATGCAGAACTATTCGTAGCAATAGTGTTAATAATTATTTCAGCGTTCCCGTTGTTTGACTTACTAAACAACATAACTAATATAGCTAACATAAGCAATTTTTCGTTGGCAATAATAGTTATTATGTTGATAGTAATCTTGATCTCCAGTATCATATATTTTATATCGTATTGGACGGAAAAATTTAACTAAGTTGCATTTCAAGGGGGCGGTTTATACCGTCCCCGAGATTTATTAGGTTAGAGGCCTACATAACAGTTCAAGTCTGTATAAAATCACAAGCTGGAGAGCTTCGTACTTCGTTATCGTCACAGATGTTTAACAGTTTCTAAGAGTTGACGTAAAACACAACACGAAACTGTTATTTGGACTTGTAGCTCAGCAGGTTAGAGCAACAGACTCATAATCTGGAGGTCCTAGGTTCAAACCCTAGCTGGTCCACAATTTACAATTATTAGGAGAGTAAGAGGAGATATGATTCATACTGGTGTTCATGTCGTTGGTGGTGGAGTATGGTCAAAAGCCAGGGCCATACAAGAATATTCTCTCCTAATTCGATACATTAGCTCAGTTGGTAGAGCAATAGATTTTTAATCTATGGGTCATGGGTTCGAGTCCCATATGTATCACAATAGATGATTCCGTGAATCTTTAAAACCCGGATAGTTAACATTTGTTAAATCTCTAATAAATTATCAAAATGAAGAGATTATTCGAAAAGCTTAGCATGTGCTTAATCATGCTTATTGTAGCTGCCACAGTGTCATCATGTGACTATGTGAAGCAGACAAAGAGTGAGATCAAACACAATGATTCACTCATGGTGTCAAAGATGATGCAGGATATTGACAATCCTACATTCACCGACTGTTCTGACGTTATAGAGTTTCAGAGATCGGAAGGTCAATGGAGACATCAGGACTCAGTGTTCTTCAGCATACCTGAAAAGGTTATGCGTGATGTGGTATCGGTCTTAGAAAAATCTGGAAAACCATTGACTAAGATGAGTATATCGAACGAGTTCGAGATGAACAAGCATGTATATCTGAATCTTCCTGATAAACAGGATCAATACAGTGCGGTTACTCCTCCTGATATCCCTAACGTAGAAATGGTTGATACCATTATCGACGGTAAGCATGTGCAGATCGTGCAATCCTCCAGTACTAACATAACGACAAAGGAGGATTAGCTATGAAGCGGTTCATTATTATCTCTTACGATGGTTCTAGTTTGAATCCATCTGAAGTTATGGCAATAGCTTCACAGCTGAACACAGTCAAGCCCGATGTTAAGGATGTGCATGCAGTTACAATGGATGAAACGGAAGTTAATTCCATTATTATCGGTCACGCAGAAGCTAAGAATGCTACAGAACTCTCTGTTGTAGAATCTGCGTGCATCTACGTGAAAAAGAGATTTGGCAAGTTTTTCTGCTCCAAGATGAAGCTGTTGCTTGCATTGTCAGAAGCTATAACCAATGAGCCTGACAATGAATCTCTTATGAATGCTATCAGAGTTATGTCTGGTGGCGTAAGTAAGAGAATGCGTGATTCTTACGGTATTTCTACCGATGTTATTTGTGTATTTAAAACAGTTCAAGATAACATGTAATTATGTGCAGAACACAACGTAATACTAAGAAAGTGTATCATCAGCGCCACGCTGAAGCCAAAGCAAAGGCATATAAGCGTGACAAGTTTAAAAACAAGCTAAATCCTTTAGATTATGTGGAAGATTCCAGTGTATACGATCAAAGCTAAGGGAAAGGGTAAGAATACAAAAACATTGGTATTCGAATCCAAGTACCCTAACGAGAATCAAGCTAAAGAGGCTAGATTCGCACTCATTCATTTGGCTAACTGCTCTCACAAAGCTCCATGCGATATCACCATTAATAATAATGGTGCAGTATTCGTTAAGAATCCATCCTGGAGTGTGGGAGAAGTAACAATATGTTAATTAATTTTATTTACAAACATTTTAAACATTATCAAAATGGCAAAAGCAGAAACAAAAGGTGCTGCTAAAGAGCAGCAGAATGTGTCAGCAGACAACGTAGTAGAGAAGTTGATGAAGGGCAACCTCGTCACAGACATCGCAGACAAGGCGGCAGAAGAGATCCGCCAGGATGAGGAGAAGCGCAAGATCTCCCAGGTCAAAGAAATCGTCAAGTGTGCTGACTATCTCCGTATTAAGGAGCTTCTCAATGTCCGTAAGGACCGTGCGAAGGCAAAGATCACTCTTGATATTCTGAAGAAGCGCACAGATTTGTTGGCCCGTCTTCTTGGTAAGGACGAGAATGGTACCGTCGTTCCTGACGACCAGAAGATTACGCCAAATCAGTTCCGTGACCTTTCGCAGAAGATCGATGAGGATCAGCGTAAGCAGATGAACGAATTGAACCAGGAATACGAGAAGCACGACCGTGAGTTGCGCACTAAGTATCCGAACAACTGGTATTATGCCAACTATCAATTCGATCGCTTCTAATTCTTCTTCTAGTACAAGTATCTTCGTATCACGTACATAGATTCTCAGGTACTAGAGATCCCGAGGGACAGTGTAGAGAAGGAATCTTAGAATGAATTAACATTCTCATCAAGTATCTTCGTATCACGATGAGAGGAAGAGATGTGAACCCACACAATAAATTGGGACGGTAGATCAAACAATATGTTTTGTGCGTATCATTGTATCGGGGAGACTCAGGTAAAGAAGATATGTATTTACCAGAACCCTGCAAAATATATCAAAAATGCTGAATATAGCCCTCTAAGTATCTTCGTATCATGAGGATTCCTATATATTTTTAGCCATGTTTTAATGCGTTCTGAGGCGCCGTAGGAGATAAGTGGAGTAATTAACCACGATGCTGCCGAAAGCGCATTGGAACGACTCTGAAGTGGCTTAAATCGAATGTTCTGACTGATCATCGGAACATTTACAAGAATGTACAGTGTGTATGAAATAATCTGTCTGGACAGCGGTTCGACTCCGCTCACGTCCACAGTTCCTCTTCCCAGTGCGATAAAGCCACTAGATGGTTCTTCCTCCATGTTTTGGCTCAGCTTGGACAACCTAGGCATGTTGTAAAACTGCCTATACGGGCGTGTTTGGTTTTGACAGGCAGAGGAGATAAATACATTAAGCACTATACTATAAATTAAACGGCAATGTAAATAACATTGTAGACTATACTAACGTAGCGTAAGTTTAGTCTAGGTGTTTCCTACCAAAGTGGAGAGAAGAAGAAGTTGGAACGACTGTTCAGTTTGGGGTTCGATTCCCCAACTTCTTCCTATTAGTTATGACAAAGGGATATAAAGCGATGATAAAGGACAGGTGTCCTCATGTCGTCAACCTCGCATTTAAATGGTGTACAGAATTTGGTAGATTATCAAATATTGGTAAGAAGCCACACGAAAGAATTAAGTACGCTGTAAAGACGCGATGGATAGACCGTGTATACCAAGAAAATGTAGCAATCTATAACACTGGAAGAGGAATACCTCGAACAGATGAAAAGAATGCATCATTAAGAAAAGCTCTTGGAATACATGAGGGGTCTCAAAATTTTAATTTTGCAGACTCTATAAATTTGGAAGGTATCAACAAAATATTTAACTCTGGAGAACGAGCATTTTGGATATGGGTTAATAGCTGGGTAGTATGGTTCCAAGAGAACTATAAGTACCTAGAAAACTATTATAACATATCATGTAAATGTGGTAATATGGCTTTATTTGATAACGCATTGTCAGAAAAAGCTAGTTTTCTAGATGAGTATTTTGAAGATTTCTCTAAGTTTATCAAGAAAACATTTAATTAAACAAAATAAAAATGGAGTATTTCCCTAAAATGCTAATTTACAGAGCTAGTCTGTTGGGCTGCAAAGAAGAAGGTATAGAAAATGTGATTAACTGGTTTCATAACCGCCTCAAAAAAGGCTTTACTTATGAAGCACACATATTCTGTGCAGGAGACAGCCTAGACGAAAATTGTATATACGAATACTGTTGTAATGAACAGTTGCGTAGAGTCGGTGATTGGATTATGAAAACTATAGTCCTAAGCAACCCTATGAAGTTCAAAACACTTACAACTCGTATGCGTATCGGTTCAGGACTACTTGAAAAGGTAGAAATGAAAACAGGAGGAAAGGATTTGAAAATAATCCTTTTCAACAATTTCGTCAACAACGTTTGGTCGTTATACCGTCAGAAGATGGTGTACGATCTTCCGTTTTATCAGGAGTAGGGTGAGAGAGATCTCCCCTACCCCACAATATGGAGTATCAGCGTATCACTCAATCTGAGATTGAGACCATAAAAGAGGCTCAAAAGGGAAATGAGCTAGCGTTTAATAAATTGTTTAACCGTTACAAAGAGTTCGTTGACAACGTGCTCTTTTGTTACGTGAATGACATGGATGAAGCTAAAGATCTTACAAATGTTGTATTTCTTAAGGTTCACCAAAAACTCTCGACATTCACAGATTATTCGTCTTTTGGCGGATGGCTGAGAATTATAGCTAATCGAACAGCTATAGATTATCTACGAAAAGTAAAGGAGAAATCCATGGAATTAGGAGAGGATTCAGGCCGACTACCTGTCGAATTAACTAATTCTTCAGAAGAAGAAGATCTTGTCAATCTTCTTGAGTATGAATCTCTTCTAAAGGAATTTGAAAAGCTCCCGAAGAAGACACAGAAGATTTTTAATCTATTTTACGTAGAAGATCTTACGGTTGATGAAATTAGCAAAGTGCTGAAAATTCCTACAGGCACTATAAAAGCTGCGTTAAGTCGCACTCGTAGGAAAATTAGAAATAATTTAAAAAATTAACAAAAATGACTTCACTTTTATTATTGATTCTCTCGATTTTTGTAGCTCTTGGTTTCGCAAGATACAATAAGAGCAACAAGTTGTTCTGGATCATTCTCGTAAGTCTCTTGCTCGGTTTTACCGGTAAGAGTATGGTCAACTATGCCTTTGTTGACCATAAAAGTGAAGCCAGCACAGTTAAAGCTTCTGTAAATCCCATGCTGGCACCGACGTGCTCATTTCAGGCCTTGGAACCCTCAGGGGGCGCCGGTACATGTGCCGAGACAAAACCAGCAGGTAAGGATACAGTTGTGGTAGATACTGTTGCTGCGCTTAACTTGGGTGAAGGAGAGCATATTAACGTGCTCACTAAGCCTCCACGAGATTGGTTAAAAACGAACTTCATATTCGACACAAGTTGAATTTAAGTTAGTTGCCCAGAAAGTATTAATTAATTTTAGTAAATAACATTTAAAAACATTATCAAAATGGCAAAAAAGAATGGAAAGGGCAATGTAAAAGTTGCTCAGAACAACAATAATGGTGGTAACAATGCAGATGCAGCTGTTGAGGCTGCAGCTATGCTCACAACAACAGGTGGGTCAAGCATGGACCGTAACCATCAGGTAGATTTGTTGAAGATGACTCACGAACGCTTTTTCTTGGATGAGAAAGCTGCTGAGCATACTGGTTTCCCACAGGGAGCTATCGACAAGATCAACCACATTAACGCCCTCGGCATCGCAGTGTGCGTATGTAACGAGGTCAAGTATGGCTCAAGCGATTTCGCTGTTGTAATTCGTAAGGCTGCTCTTCCAGAGCTTACTGAAGCTTTGAAGGAGATTGGTGTAAGCTTTGATGACACAAAGCTCTTGCCTTCAAAGGACGATGCAGATGCAGTTGAGGTTACAGCTTCAGCTGTACAGGTGTCCGAAGAGACTTCTAAGAAGCTCGAGGAGGATGCTAAGGCTCGTGCTGCAACAGCAGGTAAGGTTTTTGATCCTACAAAGATCAAGGACGAAAAAGAGCTCAAGGAAGCTTTGTCTGGCTTCTTGGCTATGAACCGTGATTCTAAGCTGATGGATAGCATCATGCAGTGTGTGAACTTCTATAAGTCATATCGCTCTATTGAAGCTAAGCGTGCTATCGAGTCTGCTGAGAAGACACTCAAGAATACCAAGGACAAGAAGTACAAGGAGAACGCTGAGAAGGCTCTCGCTTCTGCAAAGAACGATATGGAGCGCATCAAGAACATGAGTTTTCATGACATGTTTCGCAAGATTGTTGAGTTTACAGGTCGTGTCGGAACACTTACTTATGGAATTGGTGCTCACCTCTTCAACGTTACCGCTACGTCAGGATCTCCTGTGTCTGCGTTCTGTGAGCTTCGCGACCATTCTACTGACAAGAACACCGGCGTATGCAAGTATACCGATGATCAGATTGCAGACGTTGTAAAATGTCTTGTAATCATTGGTGCAGACGAAGTTCGCTCAAAGGGCGAGACTGCGCTTGAAGCAGAGAACAAGCTGCCAGAAAAGGAGCGTGTCCAGGATCATATTGATATAGCTAACAAGAATATCGCGTTCGCCGATAAGGCTACTGCAGCGGTTCTTGTAGCACCTGGTAGCTTCGTTGAGAGCTTGAAGCAGGAATTCTTGGATGGTAACAACTTCGCAAAGAAGACTGTTATCGCCATTAAGCATGCATACTATCGTGACGTTACTCCAGACATGATGGCTAAGGTTAAGCCTGATTCTATGCTTGATAACGCTACACAGTATGCTGGTATCATCTCTAACCTGTTCCGTAATCCTTCTGATCCACTCGTAGGTTATGCCAAGGAGAATATCATCGACTTGGAGTTCAAGGCCGATGAGGAGATCAAGGCTGAGGAAGAGGCTGTTGCCAAGGCTGCTAAGGAAGCAGCTGATAAGAAGGCAGCTGAGGATAAGAAAAAGGAAGCCAAAGGTAAGGCTAAGGCTAAGGTAAAAAAATAATACGGCCAATTAAGAGAACTGGTTCACAACTAGTTGGTCGCATTAAAAGAGCCTTTGACAGCCAATGGCAAAGTGAACGCAAATAATTTAACTATCAAAGTATGAAAAAATTAGTGATCACGTTGTTAGGAGCAGCATTTCTTACTATCGGCATGAATATTGCCGATCTTAAAAATGTTCCTCTTCCAACGACAGTGCAGACAGTAGCAGCATCTACTGTACAGCAACCAATGGACCATTTGTTTGGTCAAGTGAATCGTGCTAATCCTGATACAGTCCATGATACCGTTAGGGTAGAAAAGACTGTACCTTGTAATCATAAACAGTTACCTGCAAAGGTAATTGTTAAACGTACCGTAATTAAGAAGACAGATACGTCGTATGTACCACTTCTGTATATTATGGAACCTGGAGAAAAGGTCGACTCCACTAATCACAACTCTACCATTCGTAAGGGAGAGCTCAATGATTATATTCAAATCGCCTCCAATGTGCATAAGTAAACACAAGAACCCTATGCACTATAATTGGGTAAGTACATATAGTAGATCCCATTAGTCTACGTACTATTCTGGAACATCCCCCCGCGAAGGAGCTAGAAGAAAAACTCAATATTGAACTTGATCCGAGAATATGTTAACCCTGTCTTGCAGGGCGAGATCACTCAAAAGGTAGGATGAAATGTATCAAACATTGAAACAGTTTGATATAGGTAGGAGAAGCGTTGTATCAGCTCCTATAGATTATACAGCTGGACTTGTGAGAACCGTCTGGAGACAAGCTGGATGAGGCTGTATAATCTAAAAACGCATAAGTCCCAAGAAGGGCATAATGAACCGTATCGTAATTATATGTGATAATACTAAGCATACACAAACGTTACACGAGACGAACTATATTGGTCCCCAGTAGGTGAACAGAATTGCATACATGGTATGGTGCATGGTGCTGGAAGAACCGAGGATATCCCAAACAATATAGAAGTATTATTAAGCCGTAGGTAGTGTTTCTAGTGTCCAAAGCTAGTATAAAGGCCGAAAAAATTATCTAAGACGCAATATCGTGAGGATAATACTCACGGGACGTATGGTGAATACGTTGGCATATAGTCCTTGACGTTCGATTCGTCACAACTCCATTGAAGGGGTGCCAGGGATGAGGTGTAAGACGTCTGAGCTCATGGTAGACCGCCAGGCTTTTCTTGTTTATGCGGTATATAAAAGTAAAACAAGCGCAAGGGTTGGGCAGCCCCTTAATCGAAGCTCTACGGGAGTATCGTACGCGGGTGAAGATCGCGGTGAAAATCTATTCCAGTTGTAATTAGGATGTTAGGCAATCCGAACTTACAGCCAATTTCCATGAAAATTAAATCGTTCATGAGACTATGATCGATGACTCCGTTACAGTCAAAGAAAATTGATGGAGAGCTATCCTAAAATAAGAAATAGCAAAGCAGGTAGAAAGTTGATTCGAGATATGTCCATCCAGGACCATTTGACCTCCACTTTCATCCAAAACGATCTAGACTAATAGTTTATTTGCACTATGATATACAATATTACATAGTCTCTACAGAGTAGTAAGCTGGTATATTATGTATGCGTATGTTGTATGCAAGAGATATAGACTATGAAAACCTAGAAAGTTTAAAAGATAACATGTTTAACAAAAAATGATGTCCCTTCATAGAGTGAATCTTACGTTGTAAGTAAGGGCTTGAGGTGAAGAAATCGAGTGCCAACCGATATGCCAACCATGCTAAAGTATACTGCGCAACAGTATATGTAAACATAAAGGTTCGAAGCAATACAGGAAATTGATGGGCAGCTTATATCTATGTTGTAAAACGACTGTGTATATTATATGTGTATACTGTCTCTATACATGTGTATTACGTTATAAGTGGGTGACAAGATGAAATGTATGGGTTGAATTCCCAATATTCGTGCACTATAAATAGGAGGTAGTAATACCGGTACAGAAAAATTGCAAACATCAGCAAAGATGTAAAAAGCCGTAAAGTCTGTGATGGGTTTGATCCTGAGACATTCCGATAACCAACCGCTGGGTACATGCCATAAGCCGAGTACCGCAGTAAGGAGACCTAGCTGACAGTCGCTTCTAAGTTAGCAGTAGAGATTATCTGCTTTAATAACAATCGTGTAGGAATATCTTGTAAGTATAGTAAGGGAAATACGACCGAGATTCTACATATTTTCGTGGGTTATAAGAATTCTAAGATTCTATGAGTGTTAGTTGCTCTGCAAAATTTCACCAACGAAGATTAGAATAGTTAAGTTAGAAAAAACGTGAACAAAATAGCAGAAAACAGTTCAGCATTTGATTATGCAAAGGAAGCATTCAAAGCTTTAGACGATGGGCCTGGATAAACCAGTAAATGCTAATTGCATCATACGTATGCAATTCCTGCTGCAAGCCTATTACCCTATTGTTGTAGTAGGAAAAGTGCAGCTAAGTCTAGATAAAGCGTCTACAATAGTAGAACTTCCTTTAGAAAACTAAGTACGCAAAGTAGTAACCGAGTATCTTCGTATCAGCGTTGCTTTATTCAATAAACAACGGCAAAGGTGTAGCCAAAATACACAATATTTTTCAATCATATCGTTAGTTAATCAATAACGATATCAAAAAGGATATGATTATGTCAGAAATTAATGTAAACATCGTGGAAACTACAATTAAATCAAATCGTACCCCACTGAGCATGCTCGGTGCGAAAATGTTTGGTCAGGATGTATTCACCCCCCAAACTCGTTTATTCAACCCAGACCATGACAAGGTTTTGGAGCAGGCTAAGCAGAGCTCCAATGTAAACCTTGTACTCAATCGTTCGCCTCGTCGCTTCTCGATCGGCTATATCACGATTGAGTCCATGGCAACAAAACAGAACGCAATCGGTGATGTCGTTTGCCGTCTCAATGAGGGCACCGACAACCAGATCGATATTCCTCTCGGTGAGAATAGCACCAAGTTTGGTGAGACCACTGAAGAGGCTGTCCAGAACGCTCTCAAGGACAAGAATTCTAAGGCTGTATTCTCAGATCCTAAGGATTTGGGTGGTATTCTTAACGACCTCAACCGTGGTGAGATAGCTCGTCTTGACGCCATGATCGAGCAGTTGCAGAAGGCTAAGGCACAGTGTGTATCTGCCATCTCAGCAAATGAGAAGATCATTGCTGATTACGAGCGCCAGAAGGCAGAGTCAAAACCAGCTGATAAGATCGCGTAGGATTCATGGAGGCTGTTTTAACTGAGAAGAGTGTTAAGCTTATTGCAGTAATGCTCTCCGAACCGAAGATTAAGGCAGCCGTTTATGAAAAGTTGGACCATACGGAGAAGTACAAAATCTATACCATTAACGATGATGGTAGTATTACTCTCGGTTTAACTAGGTTCCACTTTTGGAACAAGATAATCGGCTGCGAGCAAACCTTACCATTTGAGAGTTTCGCTCTCAAGGTATGGGATGCACTAGTGAGTCTTTCCACAGGGCTTAACCAAAAGGCCATTATGGAAGGACTATCACAAGAAATTGTGATGAAAGGAGTTAAAGACAAAAACTTTAACTGGGTCGTAGAACGACTGTATGATGTTGCGACAAAAGTATGTCAGAATTCTAGCATTGCTGATGGCGTAGGAGCGGACCCTGCGGGGTCCCGGGTGTCAGGGCCAAGGCTTAACGCTCAGCAAGAGTTTCCTGAGAAAATTGTTATCAATATCAACGGACGTAAAGAAGTTTTGCAGGTTAAAGACTGCATCGGTAAACCAATGATTGAGTTGGAGTACGGAATTGTAAACGCTAAACGTATAATGCCATAAACAGAAACATTCCTGCGGGAATGGTGTATGAACTGCGAGCAGAAGAGTACACATTCATGCATGGTATTATCGTTATTGTTTATAACGAAATGCAAAGACGATATTATTAGTTTATATTAAAAGGCATCCTTAAACGTTCTCTGCGGAGAATAGGTAATCCGCCCTGCGGGGCAGGATTGCCAATGGGTGTCTTTTATTCTTTATTACAGTTATATGTAATATAGGAACTAGGTAAATGGCTGATTCAAGTAAATTGTTTAATTTTAATCAAACTATATGAATAAGAAATCAATTAAATTGAACTCAGCAAACATTATTACAATTCGTAAGAACATTGATATCACTATCAATAAGTATTGGCGAATTATTCGAGCAGAGAACCTCATGTCTAAGAAGGCAATTGCAGCAAAGCAGGGTTCTGGCTTAGATCTCAAGAGCTTGTATAACCAGATTGTACAACTTAGTGAGAAGCGTATTATGATTAAGGGTATTTTGGTAGCTCTTAATACAGGTACAACTACATTCTCTTACGAGGATTTTAAGAAGACAAATAACTATAGTATTTTCGCAGCATGCGAGGCAAAGGAGGCAATAGCACAACTTAAGATGATCAAGACACTTGATCCATCAACTAAGGCAAAGAAGGGATTGAAGGCTATGCCTAAGCGTGAGATATTCTCATCAGCTAAGATTGCCCAGCTTATCCATGAGCAACAACTACTAGCAAATAAGTTTGACGCTAATCTTGAGAAGTTTAACAATGAGACTTCTATTGAGATTAAGGATACTATTGCTGATAAGTTCGAAATGGATCTAGCAGCTTAAACGCTATAGGTTCGAGACAAATATAAGGGTCGCCGAAAGGAGTAAGATCGAGGCTTACACGAACCACAATAAGGAATCCCTTGCCTTAAAAATAACATTATTAACACATTAAATTATCAAAATTATGTCAAAGAAGAATAACAAGAAGAATCTCAAGAAGGTTCAGGCTAAGATAGGAACTACACCAGTTAAGGCTGAGGCAGCTAAGAAGGAAGAGTCTAATGCTGCTAATGAGACAATAAAGAATATTGAGAAGCGCCGTGCTGCTGACGCAGAAAAGGCTAAGAAGCATGCCGAACTCAAGGCGGCTAAGAAGAAGGCTAAGGCCGAGAAAGAGGAGGCCAAATATGCTGCCTCTAAGGCTCGCGCAGAAGCCCGTAAGGCACGCAAAAAGAGCATCATGGATAAACTGATCGACTCCAAGAAGGAAAAGGCTTCAGAGCCTGTTAAAATCACTCTGGAGGACCGTTTGAAGAAGCAGGAAGAGCGTCGTAATGTCGCTATGGCTCGTCATATTGCATCAGTTACTCGTCGATGCAAGCGTATGCATCTCAATGATGCCGACACAAAGAAGGTGATAGACATCGCAAAGAAGCAGTGGGACAACGCCACTGTATACAATATTACAGTTGTATGTGATTCCGTTCTGAAAAAGAAGAAGGAGCTCGAGAAGTTGGTAAAGAATTGCGGCATTAAGTCTGCATGCATTACTAACTCTACAGCATTCTTTAAGGATGTGCCAGCAAGCGTAGTAGCAAAACTGCGTGATCTTGTAGGTAATACTACATTCTATCAGTATCGTTCTGATGATAAGTCTCCATTCGAGGAGGCTAGCATAGATATGTTAGGCAATCACAATAAGCACAAGAAGGGAGGTGATCCTCATACTATCGAGTGCTCAAAGAACGCTAGTGTGAACTTCTACAATCTCCGTAAAGCTAAGAAGAAGGCTAAGGAGACGCTCGAGAAGAACACATATAACTTCCGTCATGGCTCTAAGGCCGAAGGACGTAAGCTTCGTCGTGGGCTCAAAGTTAAGGCTAAAGCCGTAAACAAAAAGCCTACACAGGTTAAAGAAATTAAACAAAAAACAGCTAAACAAGCAGCTTAATCATAGGAGACAACGTTATGAATACCCAGAATAATCAATATTTGGACGATTATGTTGAAAAATATCGTGACATCAAAGAGAAGTGGCTTAAGGACTTTAACAAGTCTCACGGAACTACTTCTAAGTTCTGTAAAGAACATTGTATCCATGGTCTTTCCCGGAAGAAACCTTGGTTCATACTGCTAAAGCGTGATTCGATCAAAATTGAATCTAGCAGAAAGGTTACGAAGTTTAACCATACCGAGCTCATGGAAGGGTATGTTCAACACAAGTTGCAGAAATGGGAGCGAAAGCACCCATGCCCGGTTAAGAAAGACGACTTGTTCTACGCGCAGCAGTTCCCAGTTTGGGAAGCGGAAAAGAATGCTGCAGAAGAACATATTAGAGACTTAGTTGTCGCTAAATATGACAAATTACAGCTTATTGGTAGATTCTCTTCTACTGACGAGTTGTTCCACGAGCAAGAAATTGCTCAAATAAAAGATAATGGCGAAACTGCTAAGTATGGAGGTGTAAACAAACTTCCAGAACACAGTAAAGTCATGAAGATGGCTCGTAAGGAGACAAATAAGGTAAAGGCAAAACGCAGTAACCTTGTTTGTACAAACCTTAAAGACCATCGCAAGAAGACAGGACGTATCTTGCTGCCAAACGCAAATAAAATGCGAATGGCCGCTTAAGGCGTAACTTCTTCAAACCGACCAGGACACCACTGGTCACCCTAGTGTGCTCCGAAAGGATATGACTGCGAGGTGCAAACCCTCACTAGGGAACTATGATAGTAAAGGAAAGACCAGTAGTTCTATATGACATAGAAGTTTTTCCAAACTGTTTTCATTGTACTTGTAAAGATTCAGAGAGTCATAAACTATATAAATTCGAGATATCCTGTCGTAAAAATCAACTAGAAGAACTAGTTGACTTCTTCTACACTAACAGAACTGATCATATAATGTGCGGCTACAACAATAAGCATTATGATGACATAATCATAAGTTACATTATACATTTCTGCAGTAGAATGAAGCGACTAGGATACTCGAGAATTTGTAGTTCTATCTACTATCTTAGTAAAGAAATAATAAGTTCGGAAAAAACAGGAAATATTGATAAGATTAAAGTGTATAAGTATTCAAACTACTTCTATTCATTTGATCTTATGTTGATGCTCTATAGTGCCAAACAGCAGAAAAGCTTAAAAGAAATAGAGATACTCTTACATATGCCAAATGTACAAGAGTACGAAGGAAGTTTTGATCTGCAGATCCAGGAATGTGATATCGACGCTATGATAGAGTATAATGTGAACGACGTAGAAGCTACTGAGACTTTGCTTAACAAAGTAAAAGAAGATGTAGAACTACGTCTTGAAGTGGAAAAAGAATGGGGGTTTGACGCACTGTCGATGAGTGGTGTACGATTTGGAGAAGAAGTACTCTTGCGAAAGACTTTAGACATTACCAACACAACAAAAGACGAGCTAAAAACTCGTGCTCGAAAAGTCGGAAACATTCGTCTAGGTGACATTATACTCCCATTCATACAATATTCTAATCCAAAGTTGAAAGAAGTCTTATTGGATGTAAAGAATGCTACTTGCAACGCAAGTAAGTCTGATAAGAAACAAGAAAACTATGAGAAGAAGTTTGTTCTCTCAAACATTTGCTACTCTATAGGCGAAGGTGGTATACACACCATCAACGAGCCTAGAGTCTACAAACCTACAGCTGAACAGTTTATAGGACACTCCGACGTTACGTCTATGTATCCTTCGCTAGCCATTATAAACCATTGGCTTCCAGTTCACTTAGGAGAAGATTTTTGGAATGTGTACAGCGCTCTATACAAGGAGCGCTTGGCTGCCAAACGTAATGGAGAGTTATTAAAGTCTAAGGCATTTAAACAGGCTCTTAATGCTCTTACAGGAAAGATGCAACAAGAAAGTAGCTGGGCTTATGATCCACTTAACGTATATAAGATACGTATAAATGGGCAACTTATACTACTTATGTTGGTGGACAGGCTTCTGGCATTGAATTGTAAGATTGTACAAGTCAATACAGATGGTGTCGTCTACATTGCCGACAAATCCGCCCGCTTCGCAATAGCCGATGCAATTAAGGAAGTTGAGCAATTAACCCAGTTGACATTCGAATCCGATGATTACGAGTCGTTTTATCAGTACGACGTGAACAATTACTTTGGTGTTCGCAAAGGATACTCCCAATCTGGAGATCCAGGACTGATAGAAAAGAAAGGCAGGTTTATCACAGAAATTGGTCTTAACAACAGCATGACACCAGTTGTTATCTCCAAAGCTGTGATAAACTATTTTTTGAACAATGAACCGATAGACAAGTTTATTAAGAAGGATAGAGATATCCGTGATTTCTTAATGTCACAAAGCGTAAATAAGGAATCAAAAGTTGAGTATGGGGGAAACCTCATTCAACGTATTAATAGGTACCACGCATCGAGCAGTGGCTACTATCTTATAAGAATTAAGGACAAAATGTACGAAAGTCGTTCTGAAACAAGAATAACAGAATGCGGAGTCCGACTTCTTAATAAGATGGATGCCACACCAATAGAGAAACGTCATCTGGATTACCAGTACTACATTAGCAAGGCAAAAAAGATAGCTAGTGAGTTTGTTAACCGCCAGTTGACAATATTCGATGATTAATCGTTTATCAACGTATATAAGATGATTATTGAACTAAACACAAAACTCCTGGACATTCCAGGACTGAATTCAAATCAATTAATATTCCTAAGTTTGGTATTGGATAAGAATCAAAAAACTTACAATCAAGACGTCCGCAAAATTGTCAGCCTAGTTAGCGACGAAGAAATATCAAACTTAATTTCTCAGGGACTTATTACCTCGATAGAGAGAGGTAAGTCAATTACATATCATGCAACAGATACGCTTAAGGATATAGTCCGACCTAAACAGGACTATTTCGATCTGTTCTATGAAATGTACCCAATATACGTTCTACGACCAGATGGTACTAAAAACTATCTGAGAGCCAACGTTAACAAGTGTAGACATTTATTTAATGTTTATGTAGGTCAAAGCGAAGCTATGGCTCAACATCTTATTCAGTGTCTCGACTTCGAAATGAAGAAAAAGACTAACGAGGGTAAACTAAGTTATATGAAGACGATGTGGAGATGGCTCGTAGACCATCAATGGGAAGAATCTGAGGAAGAAATGCAAGACAACTCTAAAATTGAGGAATCGACTTATGGAACAGAACTTATCTAATCTTATAAGACCAATGTCAGTTGTAGCCCAAGAGGCGATAAACTACATATCTGGTCGTAGAGATCACTCTATAACATCTCTAAAGACTAGATGGGTCAAGTTTAATAAGCAGTGTATGGGAGGTATTGAACCTAATACCGTTTACACCATAGCTGGTATTTCAGGAAGTGGTAAGAGCTCATTTGCTAATGAGATCTCAACTGATATTGTTGATTTGAATCCTGGTGAAGAAATAGTGATTCTGATTTTCTCGTTAGAGATGGTTGGATTTAGGCAAGTTGGAAGAACGCTTTCTAGTAAGCTTAGGAAAACGACTTCGACTTTGTATAGTTCGGAAACGGACCTAGATGACGATACCTTCAGAAAAGTCATCTCAGTATCTAATCAACTAAAGGAGTATCCTATATGGTTTGTAGATAATCCTACAACTCCCAAGGAAGCAGAAGACATTATTAAGTATTTCTATAATACATACATAAAGGGTACCGATAAGCATTTTGTGATAATGTACGACCATGCTCTATTGACGAAGCCGATAGGCAGCGTTATAGAAACCATGCAGGAACTCGAAAGAGTTTTCATAAGTGCCAAAAAGTATCCTATGACATCAGTGTTACAACTAGCACAGATGAATAGAAATATTGAATCACCAGAAAGAATAAACAATCCTTTGTCGCATTATCCTATGAGAAGCGACATTTCATCTGCTGATGCTTTATTTCAAGCTAGCGATTATGTTATAGTTATTCATAGGCCTGAAATTCTTGGAATACAAGAATACGGCCCGAGCCATTTACCTACTCAGAACAAAGTGTATTTACACATCTTGAAGAATCGAGACGCAGGAAAGCCCTGCATACTTGAATTCCAGAATGACTTAGCATATAACAACTTGATAGAAAGTTAAGCAATTAAAATTTAGGCTGAATTATGACAACATACGATATTAAGTTTACTTACAACAACATTAAGAACACTAACAATGGTAACATTTATTCTCAGATTCTCGATGATATTATTCTTTCTACTGTAAAGAAGAACAACTCTTATTTGTTTAACACAAAGAAGGAGGACGACGATCTGATTGATGCCATGTTCGACGAGTTGGATCATACTTATATCTACAAGCCTCTGAAGGGCGACACTTTGTTCGCAAAGGCTTGTAACATCCTTGCTAACTATGGCAAGAAGAAGAGTATTATGAAGGGTATTAAGCTCGGTAAGATTTACCGTCTTGAGAATGGTCTCTCTATCATTTTCTACGATGATGAGGTTCAGATTGGTACCGACATTTATAGTTACTCTGATTTTAGTGATTACAACTTCATCTCTTCACTTAGTCCAGAGATTAAGAAGACAATCATTAGTATTAACATTAAGCTTTAATTAAAACTTTTAGTATCATTGTATCATGAGTTTAACATTACCTACTAGTAAAATTCCTGCAGTTTCTGAAAATCCTAGATATCTTATACTCTATGGTCTTCCAAAGGCTGGTAAGACATCTTGTCTTGCACAGCTGGATAATAACCTTATCATAGACCTTGAGGGAGGCTCTGTCTTCGTTGATGCGATGGCCATCCAGTGTCGTACGATCAATGATTTAGGAGAAGCAGCAAGTGCCATTCGTGCCAAGAATAAAGAAGTAGGTCATAATTTCTATAAGCATATCACTATCGACAATGCTACACGACTTGAGGATATTTGTATGAGCTATGCTTGTACACTCTATCGCCAAACTCCAATGGGTAAGAAGTGGGACGGAACAGACGTAACCACATTGCCTAATGGTGCCGGCTATAAGTATCTTAGAGACGCAGTAAAGAAGGTAGTTGATATGTTCCGAGATTTGTGTGACGAATTTATTCTTGTAGGTCACGTTAAAGACACCGTAACTGAAAAGGATGGTGTTGAAGTTTCTGCAAAAGAGCTCGACTTAGTTGGTAAGCTGAGTAAAATCGTGTGTGGATTAGCCGATGCGGTTGGTTATGTATATCGCAAAGGAAATGAAACGCATATATCCTTTAAGGGTGGTACATCTGATACCATCATGGAGGCTCGTGCAAGACACATAGCCGGAAAGGATATCGTTATTGCAGAAGGTAATGAAGATGGGACACTTACAACACATTGGGATAGAATATTTAAGTAAATTGATATATCGGTCTATTCGATCAGCAGCATACTATGCTGAGAATAAACTTGATATGTTAGCATTACGTATATTAAAATAATAGAGATTATGTTTAGTACAAAGACAGCCACAACTAGCAACGAAGAATTTAGTAATAGTAGTTATATGCCAGTAGGCATTAACCAGAACGTCACTCTTAAAGAGGTAAACTGTAACAAGTCTCCTCAGGGTCTCGATTTCCTCGAGATCGTATTTGAGAATGAGGATGGTCAGACAGCTACTATGACAGAGTGGAAGAATACAAAGGGAATGTATATTAAGACAGACGAAGACTTGCAGAAGCGTGATAACGCTCAGTTTGGACGAGTTTGTCAGATTCTTGATTGTTTCTACCCACAGAGACCAGATGCAGAGCTTTCTACATTCAAGGAGATGATTGACTGGACAAAGCAGATGCTTGATCCTATGATTGCTACTAAGAAAAAGCTCCGTTTGAAGGTTATTTACGACAAGAAGGGCTATACTCAAGTAAGTAAGCTCGGAATCTTCGTTGAAGACATGTCTAATACAGATTCGCAGATTAAGCTCTTTAAGAACGATCTTATGGAGCGACCAGTTGTTGCTGATAAGGAGAACAACGATCCGCTTAACGTGCCACCAACCGCTACTCCGGAAACTGCGGATGCAGCAGGCGCATCAGATCTTCCCTTTTAAGGGGTTTACGCCTGAAGAAATAGAAATACTACTTGATTGTATGAAATCCGGTAAATGGTTCTTATACCGTTTACATAGCAGGAGTGTCAAACTATACAGCAAGTGGATACGCCCCAGGGAGGTAATACTGCCATGAAAGGGCGTTGGTGGAGCTAGGTAATTCAGTTACCCTTTGGAGGTGAAATGCCTCCAATAAGGCTCGCAGGGTGTCGTGAGACACAAGCATGGACGTATGCGAAAACTATCCAAATCGAGGTTTTTATCATGTTTTATTTGTTATATAGACAACAGTCCAGTAGGGTTCGAATCCCTACAGAGCCACAACATTTCTGATGATAAGAAGAGTTACAGCTTGTGAAAGTAATAGCTCTGTCCGCCTGTGAAGGCCGATATTATCTATGATGCACAGCTTACCTGGCATCAGATTTCATACGCGTGTACGCTACGTAAGTGCGGGTTTGAATAACCTAAAGTCCGAGCTTAGCATCTCCGTAAACTGCTATACGTCCGTCAACGTAGACCTGAGCATGTCATTAAACTGCTCGTTTTAGGGAAGTTAGTCTAATGGTAAAACAAGGGCATTGATAGATTGGAATGTGTGCAAGCTTAAAAGAAACACTACCCTGCTTATCGGTTCGAATCAGATACTTTCCACTACATGGCTAGATTGGATCCTTGCAAGGAAGCGGTTCGAATCCGCACCTAGCCCCTAACTTATAAGTTATGTATAGTACTAGAACAGCAATTACTATGTCCTTGAGAGACATCTTGGACAAAGTGAATGATTTAGACATCTATACGTATTGTTTAGGACAGTTTAAAGTTGGAAAACTTATGAATAGTCCTTTAAGGTCTGGAGACAAGAACCCTTCATTTGGAATATTTCATTCCAAAACTGGAGGATTGTTATGGAAAGATCTTGGAACTGGAGAATGTGGAAACTCTCTGAAGTTCCTAAAAGAATACAAAGGTATAACGACTAGAGAAGAGCTTGAACGAGAATTATTGAGAATCGTACGCAGAATAAATCCTAATACAACCGTAAGGACAAATACGTACGATAAGCCGAAAGGAGATACCGATATCGGAATAGTTCGACAGCCGTTTACTAATGTAGACAAACAGTACTGGAAACAGTTCGGAATACATATTGATACCCTAAAAAAGTTCAATGTGTTCAGCATTAAATACTTTCTTTGTAATAGTATCGTCCGAAGTATCTACAAAGAGAATAGTCCTATGTATGCATATAAAGTGTATGATAAGTTTAAGATTTATCGTCCACTTGCTTCCAAGTTTACTAAATGGCGTACCAATCTGACGAATCGGCACGTACAGGGATTATCCGAATTGCCTAAGGAAGGAGGCGACCTACTCATAATAACAAAGTCACTGAAAGATGTGATGTGTTGCTACGAGATGGGTTTTAATGCAATAGCTGCTGCTAGTGAAACTGTGTTTATACCTGAAGATATACTCAGGTCTCTGCGTTCCAAATGGAAACATATAGTTATACTGTATGATAGAGATCAAACCGGTATGCTTAAGGCTAGACAATATAGTAAGCAATACAAAATAGATGCTTTTTTCATTAATAAAAAATTTAAAGCCAAAGATCTATCAGATGCTGTTCGTGACAACGGATTTAGCACCATGAAAGACTGGTTAACAAAAACGTTACAGAAATATGATTGATGTAGTAATAGGATGCCTATTAGGTGTGCTGGGAGGTGCAGTAATGTCTCCTCTATTGCATAAATGGCTTACAAAGAAGCTGACTAAGAAAATTCATCTTGACAAAGGTGGGTTTATGCGTATTTATCTTCCAAATAAATTGCAGATGACTATCTGGGATAGTTATAGTGACGATGGATGTATATGCGTGTGTGTCCATCACGGAGATGAACAAAAAGTAACTGATGGCGAAATTGTCTATTTTAATAGAACTTCTGTATCCAAGATAAGGGGAAAGAATTTTTATTATGATAGGCAAGAAATCTAAAAAGAAATCCAAAGGCAGAGTGCGGAATGCGACAAAAGTCGATAAGTATGGTCTCCATTTTAGGAGTAAGCTCGAATGCTATACTTATGAAGCTTTTATGAAAGCTGGAATACCAGTTAAATATGAGCCAAAGCATTTCGTATTACTGGATAAATTCGAGTATTTAGGTGAAAAAATAAGGCCTCTAACATATCTACCTGACTTCATAGGAAATGGGTTTGTAGTAGAATGTAAAGGCCTTATGGGAGATTCATTCCCTCTTAGATGGAAATTGTTTAAGCATTATCTTAAGCGACATCGAAGTAAAATGAAATGTTATCTCGTACGTAACCATAAACAGGTAGACGAGATGATAGAAGAGATAAAAACCAATATTTGAGTATTATAATATCAGTAAATATGGAAAAGAAATTTTTGAAAGTAGGTAAGAGCATAAACTTTAAGTTTAACACAGAAGGTCTTGAGTGTGATTTGACTCCAGGAATGGTTTACAGTATTGATGTAGATCGTTATACTGACGCAATCTCACTCGAAGAGACTAGCGGCTTATCTTTACCTTCTAAGGTATATTGTACACAGCGTGACGAACGCTTTATAGACAAGGTTATTAATAGCTATAATATGTCTGAAAGCGGATTTACTGGTGTGATGCTTGCAGGATTAAAGGGTTCTGGAAAGACTGTGATGGCTAAGGTAATTGCCAATAAGAGCGGTCTTCCAATTATAAATATAGACAAAAACATACGTCCGTATATCCTTAGAAATCTTGTAGAAAAGCTTGGCGACACAAGCGTTTGTTTCTTGTTCGACGAACTTGATAAAGTTCTTGCGGATTATGACGATTCTGTATTGTTACAGGTATTGGATGGCTCCGATACCAAAGGTAAGCATATGATTTTGTTTACATGTAACGATGACGACGAGATATCAGAATACCTGATAGACCGTTGTTCTCGTATCCGCTATTGGCGTGAGTTTGATGAGATGTCTCCATCCCTTATAATGGAGGTATTGAATGACAAGCTTAACGACAAGAAAGAAGTTAAGTCTTTAACTGATTTTATCAAGGACAATTTCGAGGTATGTAGTTTTGATAATATATCAGCTTTCGTAAAGGAAGCTAACGATTACCCTACTATAACATTCGAAGAGCTGTTTGAGGATATGAACCTTTCTTCAAAGGGTACTATAAAGCCTCATGCTCGTTCTTGTAAAACTAATTGTCTGAAGAATGCTAAGAAGAAAGCAGCTTCAGATGATTGCTTTTGTGATTGTTGTTGTTCAGGATGCTAATGATTACACCAAAGTACAAAATACCGGAATACGACATTCCATACTACGAAGATAATACACGCATTAGTAATAGTGCGATAGGCTGGTTCTTAAATAAAGGACCGGCCTATTTTCGTAATATGCTGGATGGTAAAGAGAAAGGCCTAGATTTGCCACAGTTACGTAAAGGAACCATGATACATGAGTTTCTGCTTCAACCAGATCAATTCTGGAATGATTACGTTCTGTTCGATGGCGATAAGCCTAAAAGTGCGCAAGCACAAAAGTTCTGTGAAAACTTAATAAATACCGTTGAAATAGAGCTAAATAAACAGCTCTCAGAGGCTTATCGCAAGTCTTATAGTATAGTTGGCAAGAGTGAAGATAAAATCCTCTCAGAAGCGCTTAAAATAAGCGTAGAGTATAAGGATTATATCGAAGCTATTAAATCTAAGAAAATACTTATATCTCAGTATGACTTAGACCAGCTTATGAAGATTCAGCATAATGTTGGAGAACATAAGTTAGCAAGACAACTAATACGAAGAGCTGGTGAGCATGGCAGTATACACGTATATCATGAGTTCCAGATAAACTGGGATTATTTGGTCATAGACGAATTGAATTATGAAGCACTTACTCCTATTGCATGTAAATCATTGCTTGATAGCTGTACATTTAACTTTGATACAAGGACATGTACAATTATGGATATCAAGACTACAGCTAAACTGTGGCACTTTGAAGACAGTATGAAAGAATTTGATTACTGTAGGCAATTGTGTTTTTACCAGGAAGCAGTATATTGGTACCTGACTAATGTATTAGAATTAAGCAATGACGAAATCGACAAATGGAGATTTGAATTCTATATCATAGCTATCGATACAACAGGTAGCAATGAAATAAGGGTATTCAGATTAGCTACACCTCAAGTTACTTCTAGTGGTGTAACAATACATGATTTTATGAAAGTGTATTTATGGCATTTGGGAACAGAAAACTGGGACCATAGCTATGATTACTATACTGGAGACGGTAGTGAAACTTTAAACCTATAAGTAAAATGAAAAACGAAACTTTAAATGTTGAAGTGTTAGAAAACACATTTAACGTTATGAATCTTGAAAATACACTTAATGTAGACGATTTCGAGAATTGTGCTACAGGTGAAGAATTAGAAGCAGCAATTTTGAATGTTTAATAAAGAGAAGTTTAAAAATAACTCTATATTTGTAGTTCCTTATATAATAACAAATAGGGAATTATTAACTACAAATGCTCTTTATTCTTCAGAAATAGTTACAGTAGGAGAAAAGAAGTATATACGACTTCTTTATAATCCTATTTCTGTTGCACAGCGTTATTGGATATACAAACAATCTGAGAGTGAATATTATTTTGACTCTAAGGTTGATGTAGAATCTAATAGTAAAGTTCTTCTTGAAGTTTTGTACGAAATACCGAAAGCAAAGAAGGCTGAAGTATCTTGTATAGAACAAGGTGGATTTGATATTCTAACAAAGCAGAATGTAGTTGATAACGCAATATACTGGGGATACTATTCCCCAGAAGTTTTGAATTAGTGAATAAATAAACCCCGGCCACTCGTGAGAGCAGTCGGGGTATTTTTTTATTTATTAAATTTATCTAAAGCCCAATTGTATAATGGGTCATCTGAAGATTTATTTTGAATGATTTGATTTTCGTAATAGCTTCTTTTACTCTTTGAGTCAAGAATTTGTTCATAAGCATGATGAAATGGTGTTGCTTTAAACATATCTCTTGAAGCTTTATTCCATTCAGTATCTGTAAATGGAATATTGTAATCAGAGTAAATACCTCGCTATATACTTGGATCATAATCGTTAAGGGAGCCACCTAGGAAAGTATCCAATAGCGACCCTCGAGGCATGATGGAATATAATGCGTATTCCGGAACTGATTTGGCAACGCTCTAAATAGCATCCAAAGTACCAGTTTGGGCTGATACTGTCTTAAAGTTATTTAATGCATCGTCGAAACGATAAGGAGTAAATACCTCCCATTTTGTACGTACGGCAATATATGCAAGTAGCTACATTAATTTATTGTCGTCATCAGAGTCAGCATATGCACATATTAAGGCAACAGCAGGGCAAACAACTAATTTATATAAAGCAATTTCAGTTGCAAGACGTTTTAATTGCTGACGTCTAAATCTGCACAATCTAGCCTAACTTTCTGATGAATCGTCGTACAAATATCTCTGTAAAGACCTAGAGTTTTTCGCTCTAGCGCCCAATAATGCACCAATGGCAGAACCTATAGCAACACCAGCCATAGGACCTACAATAGGCAAGAATGAGCCTAATGCAGCACCTGCTGCAAGACCAGTTAAGATTGATTTCTTTCTGTTCACCTAGAAGTTCTAGAGGTTTGCTTCATCAGAATACCCTTTAGACAACACATTAAGTAATTGTAATCCAGACCTAAATGAACCACCTTTAAATTGCTAAGTAGAATTATCCCACACGGTATCACCGAATCTTTCTTGAAGCATAAGAGGGAAATATTGTCTATGAACCAAAACTGCAGCACCTAATGCATTTGTTGTAATAGCAGCCTTTTGTGATTCAGTAGCCATACCATCTGCATTTTCTGCATATCTCTCAATTCTAGAATGGAGTACGTCTTCTATCTGTTTATACTATTTGTAATACTGTTTGTCTACAGTAAGCTTACCCTTTTCTTCTTTCATGATAGACAGCAGGCTTTTTCCTTTCTTCCACTCTTTAACACGCTTTTTAGCCTCTTCTGGATTAAGGGTATTATTCATTATAACGTCATCCTTGGTTGTAAATTCTCCATTGTAATACCTGTAAGACATTATAGTAGAAATAGCTATAGGAGCCTTAGCACAAAAGTCAAACATAGTAAGTCCGCCAAATGCCCAGTTATGAGTTATGGCATTTATGAACTTATTTCTATTTGAATCCTTCATTTTTCTCTCAAGCTAACTTGCTACATTAAAATGCTCCATTATAAGCATCAATAGGTCTTTAGAATTGTGATCTTCTATATATTTGGCACCCATGCCATTTTCAACCAAATGATGTAAGACAAATCTAGTAGCAGCACAAGCATCTGAAAAACTGTATTTCTATCCAACTATAGAATTTACAATATGTGCCCATATGGCAGTAGTAAAACCAGTTCCAGCTACAGCTATATTACAGCCAAGGTTTACAAGTGTTGTAGCAGCTCGGAATAGCTAAGCCACCTTGCCCATATTAACCTATCTGCCGAATATATTAACCTACATTCTTGACGAGCGTATATTATATAGGTTCATATCCAAGAATTTTCTAGCAGCCTTATACGTATTAGAAGACTTTCCGGTAACATTTCTAGTAGTTCTCTTAAGATTGCCTATACTACCAGTAATTGATACCTTTTCATGATTTCTATTCTCAATCATATCGACCATAGATTCACATGTAGCTTCTATCTATTTCTTGTTCTTATACTTCTGAGACTAGTTGTAGTACTCTCCAAGTATACCTATTAAATCAGATGAGAGCTATGATGCGTCCTTAAGCCTTCTGGTGTAGTACTATGGTATCATATTAAGCTGTCTACCATCTGGACGTTCTCCGCTTATTTCGCTACCGAATGTAGGGTCTTTCGAGTTGATAATATCTCCAAACTAATCCTAGTCAGACAGCGCCTAATCAATAAACTATCCGTATGTACCATCTTGTTCCCATCCTTTCTCTCCAATACCAACGGTATCTTTAAAATATTCTCTAAGAGCGCCTCCGGAAGAAGATGGGTCTACATTACCAGTTTTAATAAAGTCCCAAGCCATTCTCCATTTACCGCTATGCTTTTTAAGGTATTTAAAGAATGAGCCAGTTATCTATGGAAGAAGATAATTGTCTACATAGTTTCTATTTGTCTACAATTCGTTAGACTCTTTAATTGTTTGATACGTCTTATCATAAAGAGCTTTAAGAGTCTTAGATTTCATAATCTTATTATACTGTTTAGAATTGTCGTACAATTCCTTTTTTGGTACAAATGCCTATCCGTAACTCTCGTCGAAATCCTTATCGAGTAAATCGTTGTTCTCATCAGAGTTGAGATAACCATCTCCTGGCAATACCTCCATAAATCTGTCGTAGTAAGCCTACTTTGCGACTACTTTTCTAAACCAAGGTTTAGCCTACCATGATATTTCTCCTTCTACATCCTCCACAAGTCTACCAGTATTTCTCTAAAAGGTATCAAGGTAACCTGGCTCTTCCTTATCTCTAAGAACTGCCAACCTGTGCATTTCTTTATAAACGTCAGTCAATGAAGACTTAGCATATTTTCTAAAAATTTTTGCACGATTTTTAGCAAGTTTCTTTAAATCTTTATCTTCTCTTACAGCTTGTTTTCTAATCTTAGCTAGCTCTTTGTCTATAGCTTGTATTTTATTCTGTATGGACTTCTATAATTTAGAAGGATTTATATCACCGGTGTTGTAATCTCTGTATGTAGACAATATGTTGTATTTCTGTTGCTACAATTCTTCATATCTAGCTCCATGGTCGCTAACTCCATCTACAATTATTGCATATACAGGCTTCTCTGCTTCATTGTCAATAGTTTCCCAAAGTAATGCCTTACCGGTCTCTTCGTTTACCTTAAGTCTAGTTTTACTATTTCTTGAGTCCCATTTTCTAAGCTTGTTGAAATCGAAATTACCATCTTCACCTTTAGCCATTTCTTCAAGACCGCCGCATTCCTAGATAACCTTATCTCTGTCAGCCTGCCATCTCTTTGTATCCTTCTTAACTTTATCAGAAGAATTAAAAAGAGTCTCGTTCAGTTTCTAAAGTTCCTTGGCTATACGGTACTCTGGAGTACCTTCTATCTTAAGTTCTCCATTTACATCATAGTCGGAAGCTAACTGTTTCTTTTGTATATACAAGCCTCTAAGTGTATTCCATTCAGAATCTGTAAGTCTGTCAAAATGATAGTTCCCAAACTCGTCTTTACATCTCGACTTTATGGCTTTAATCTATATCTGAATAGAATCGCGTGCTCTCATAGTATCGGCAGAAAGATTAGAAAATGCTTCATAGTATTCTTTCTTGTATTTTCTATGACAGTTTTTGCTTAACCAATCGTTTACTTCTTTGCTCCATTTTACACCATCATCGCCTTTTGGCTATTCTCTATTAGATGGATCTAATCCGTATTTGAGATTAAGCTTTTCCATGAACTCCTATCTCTTTCTGAAAAATTTACCATAATTCAAGTTTCTTACCAAGTAACCTGTAGTAAACCCATTATCATCAACCTCATAAAGATCGAGAACACTCTCGCCAAACTTAAGCTATTCTTTAAGCTACATAAGTTCTACTACTCTGTCATGAGTGTCTCTATCAGCTTTATGAGTAGCCTTATCTATAAGATAAGCCATTGCTCTTAAAGCTTCGTCTTTTGCAGAATCCATAGAACCTACAGTAGTGTAGAACCAGTTTGTATCATATCCTATAGTCTTAAGGTGATTAATATAATCTGCTATTGTAGGAGAATGGACATCATTACCTATCTATGCAAATCTTTTCTTCATATTATTGACAAGAATCTCAGACATAAGAGATGTGGCATCTGCTGCTACAGCTTCTGAACTTTGTACAATCTAGATTATTCTTTGTATATCGTTAGAAGTAGCTCTATCCTATTGTGGTTTGTCCTATAATTCCCTTATGAGCAAATCTATTACAGTAGGAGAATTAAGAGCACTGTTGATCTCTGATAAAATCTTCTAATATGTACCAAAGTTATCGTGTGTCAAGAACATGTACTCAGCATCGCTTATAGTCATATTCTCTTGTCTTATCTTGTGTATCTTTTTTGAATCAACAAGAAGCTATGGTGCAATCTATTGTACAAGACTAGCTATTGAATAAAACGTTCCTCCAAGTCGGTCTTTAAAAGACTAAACTTGAGACCTAAGTATTTCTATATTCTCACTCTTATACTCTTCTGGAAGCTAAGATACTTTAATAGCAGCCTGTCTCTTTGATAAGGCGGTAGCTATATTATTACACATTTCTTCTATTCTTTTCTATGCCACTTCTTCCGAGTCTTTTGTATTAAGACCAAGATTAGTATCGTTAATTCTATCAACTCGCATAGAATTATTAGTTTCTGCATAATTAGTTGCTCTAATCAAATCTTCTCTAGTCTACTACATCTGATCGTTTGATAGCACAGAATTATCTAAAGATTTATATACTTCCTGAATTATTTTAGACGCCTACAAGCCATCAAATTTAAGAATAGGTCTATTGAGTAGATAAGACGCTGCAGTATTCTAATACAGCTTTAATTGGTCTTTATTTGTATTAAATACATTACTATTTGCTAATAATCTAGATAGGCTATTTACAAGGTTTTTTAACGCAAGAATTGGAGCCTTGTTATTCTTTTTATCTTCAAGAATAGCTCTTTGGTACAACATGCTTCTTACATCTTGTCTTGTAGCGAATTCAGAAGCAAACTCTTTTTCGTTTTCAAGACAATAATAAAGGCCAGACATATCCATTCTGCTAAATAATTCCTTAGGAAATAACTTGCTAAATATATTAAATACCTTTCTATTCTAATCTCTGAATTTAATATCTTCCTTAGTTTTTGCGTTGTTTATAGGATCTGTTGTTATAGCGTGTATTATCTCATGTAGATATGTATCAGCCAAATACTGGTTAGATACATTATTAGCCAACTATGGGTCAATAGATATTGCACTTTTGCCATCTACTGTATAAGTCTTCATTAAACTACCATCTTCGTGATTTTTGAAAACAGTAGGTATTTCATGGAGCTATAAAACTTCTGCAAGCTTTTCGTTCTACGGAGAGAATAATCTCAACTATGAGAATCTGGAAACAATATCTTTACTAGACTATTCTTTACCACTCTATAAAGCACTTGATATAGATTCACCAAAAGTAGAATATACATTAGCTCTCTTAAATTTGTTTTGTATGCCAATCTTAGACCTAAGCGAAGCAGAAGCTTTTGCTTTTTCTAACGACTCACCAAAAGGAAGTATAGGCTCTCCGTTAATATCAATTTTATCCTTACTGATACTATCGCTAAGCCAATCTCCAAAGTGTTTTCTAAACGTCTTTGAATATAAATTAGTTTTAGCTTTTATGGCTTTATTTATATCACCATTGTATATCTACAATAGCTGTTGGAATACTAATGATGGCTAGCCATTTGGAGCTAAATCCATAAGATTACCATTATTAGCATGATAGGCTTTATAGGCTGCTTCCATAGCAGAGTAATCAAGCCCGCGTCGCTGATTTCTCAGCTCTGCGGACCTAAATTCCTCTTCTGTCATTGGTTTACCACCAAGTGCCTATATTATACTGTTAAAGCCATCAAAAACATCTTTATTTTTATAATAAGGACAAAACATAATTAACAACTTTTATTATCATTTGTTTCTTTAGATTCTTCTGACAAAGCGCCAATCTAAGACAATAAATCGTCTAAACTACCAGCAGTTTCATTCGAATTATCAACACTAGGAGCAGACTCCTGTTTATCCTAATCCTATATCTATGATAACAGATCATCTGCAGACTTGGCATTCTAAATATCTTCAATATTTGTAACAGCGTCGCCAGCTGCATCCTACAACACATTTATATCATCTTCAGTACTTTCTTGTTCATTGGTTTTAACATCAGCGTCATCAAGTATATATTTCTACTTCTCTGTTTCCAAAGATTCTGGATTACTCATAGTTTTGCCAAGAACATATACCCTACAAGGTCCAAGTGTAGATGTTATATTAGACTAATTAAGCATGGCTGAATGTGCTCCAGCTTGCTCTATAACACCATCACCGGTAGATAATATTGTAAAGTTTGTTACACTTGATGAAATTAGGTCCTTTACAATAGAGTCAACCTTGTCGTTTACATTCTTCTACAACAATACATCTGGAGCTTCGTCTTTGAGCTTCTTAGAGTATTCTGCTATAAACTATCTACGTTGAGCTTTGGTTAAATATGAAGCAAGAGTATCTTCATATTCACTTTCTTTCTATGTAATATAATCGCTTATCTACTTTTTAGATGGTTCAAACTTGGATGTATCTCCATTAAAATGTATGAAGCTATATATTCCAATGCTTTGTCTAGATTGAATCTATTCTACAACCTACTATAAATTAGCATTATTGATATTTATATCAACTCCAGAACTCTTTATATCCTATTCAATCTTATTAATAGGATTAATAGCTGATACAAATTCTACAGAACCATCTTCATTAGTAACTTTGTTATTAAGCTTATTGTCGTTAGGATTAACTTCGTAATACGAGCCGTTTATCTTCATAGGATTTACTGTAGAAGAGAATCTGTACATAACAATTTGTTTAGACTCGTCTTTTGACTTAGATTTTCTATTCTTCTAATCTTTAGATAAAGATTCAGTAAGATCGTTTGCATACTGCTCAGCATAATCCAAAAGTTTATCAGCTTTAAATGTGCTAGGAAGTTTATTTTCATCAAATATAGAAACTCCTTCAGAACCCTGCATGAATTCATATAACTATGTACCTTTTATTTGTAATCCAAACTTAGGAACAATCATATAAACTCTCTTTGTTTCCAGGGCTTTATTTTCTTTATTTAAGCCTTCGATTGCACCAGCATATCTATAAACAACATATTGATCTCCTCGTTTGATCTTAAAGTATCTAGACTTAGGTATGCTTCTAGAATTAGAAACAAGAAGAGCGTTAACTTTCTTCTTTATGCCATTTACTTTAAGAACGGTGCCTTCATATTTAATGATATCCCTTTTATCTTCGAAATACATAGGAACAACATCGTCGTTCTTATAAAGGTTTCTAGCTATTACATCAAGGATATCATTAGCCATCAACTACGCATCTCCCAAAGACTTATGCTAATATCCATTTCTGGTTCTAGAATCAAGAGCTAAGCTAAGAGCTCTATCATACTGACGTCTATATTTAGGTGGAATTATATCAGAGAAAGAATAAGCGCTATTAGTATCATATGTAGAATAGTATGCATATATAGCCAAGTCCCTAGCTACTCTTCTAACTCTTTCAGACGGATGAGTCAACAACTAATCAAAGGCAGACATGAGTCTCTATTTCTGCTCTACGCCAACATTCATCTACGTCTTAGAAAGCATCATTCTTCCTACGCTTGAGCCTTTTATTCCAGTCTGTGGTCTAAGATATTCGAATAATTCATTACTGATAACACCATCCTAATCTACAAGGCCTTGGGCTTCATCAGAATCTGGATCATCTATTATATCCTGCATGAGATTAGCGAGGTTCTGGAATATTGTATTCCTATCATATTCATCTCCTTCTTTATCTCCATACAGAATTCTTTTATAGTTCCTTTCTATTTCCTATCTATCTCCACCAAATGTAAAGTCTATAGGACCAGTGTAATCATCTGTAGCTTCAATCTTTGGAGCAAAGTCAAGTAACGCCTAGAATCTTAACATACTTTCTATTGATGAACCAATAGCTTGTACAACATCATCTTTCATTACCTGCTTGTATCCATCGTAAGGAGTTCCTGTGTAATTACCATCCTTGTCAAATCTCCACTTTGTATACCCCTAGAACTGTTCGTCAGCATTTAAGCTAGCGAGAGCTGTTCTAAGCAGATTAGCATATAAAGGAGTAGCTGAGAATGTTTGATTCTACAATATTCTCTATACAAGCTCTGTAGAATTATAGAACTTAGAATCTAAGAACAGATTATGGAAGTATCTCATAAGAGCAGCTGTTGTTTCAGTAGGAGTTAATTCTTCTCCAGTCTTTTCATCAATCTTCTGCTCGTATTTGTTACCATCATTTATATACCACTCAACCTTATGGTCTCCATACTTAAACTGCTCGTACGTATTCTTAAAGTTGATATGTGAAGAAATGTTATTACCAAACTTCTTTGTATCGATCTTAGATACTTTTACAAGGTCTGCAAGCTCGTCTGCATATGTCTTTATCTTACCAAATGATCTTAACGATAACATTTGATAATACAAGCCAAATGTAGAATCAATATGCTCTATAGCGTAGATACCCTTCTCAAAGTTCATGGCGTCTTTCCACTATATATCTTTATCATTATTTATGATAAGATTAAATATATCTGTAGCATACTTATTGATAACATCCTAGTTCTTTTCACCATCAGACTTTAATGAACCCTTAATAGCCTTAATGATCCCATCTCTATTTTTCTTGACATAATCTTCATTAAGAGAATAAGATACGCCACCGGATTTTCTCTTATATGTATTATATAATTTATTTAAATCAAGCTTATCAGCAAGATTCTGTCTAGTTACATTAAGAAGATAACTATATATCTAAGAATGGTTATTTAATTCCTAAGATTTTCCGTCAGCTTTAAAGTTCTTTCCAAATGTACCCTTGGCAGAACCCATTAACTATCCGTACTTCTTAAGTATTGGCTATGCGATAAATGAGAATGTAGCCTTACCTTTTCCTGCTCTAAGTAAGAAGTTTACATGATTATATGTAGCAGAGTTAATATTAAGGTCAAAGATATATGGATCCTTAGCAACATCCACATGGGCATTAACCATAGCTGACAACCAGTCTGAAATACGTTCTCCATCTTCTCCAAGAACCTAGTCAAGGTCATGGAATCCGAATTGATTATCTCCGTATTTCATAGACAAATGAGTAAACTATGTAAGAGCCATATTTGTTACATTCAATGCGAATGGACCAATACCGTCTTTACCTGTAGAGAACTCCATCTTACGTCTAGACTAGAATGAAGGGGTAAGCTCATACATAGATGGTCTATATTCGTTTAATCCACTCTTTAAGTGAGGAAGAATCTCTGACTTGATAACATCTGTAATAGTATCGATAGAAGCACGTGCATTAGAAAAGTTTCTTGTATCAGATATGATGTCAATATAATTATTGAGCAATCTATTCTATATGGCTCCATAAGAAGCTTGCTACAAAATTTTCTGTACTGCATTTTGCTTAGATCCTTTTACCTTACTAGAGAATATATCGGATATTTGCTTCTCCTACTCTTCTGTAATAGTATCTAATTCACCATTTGTGTAAGACATAGTAGCAATAAACAGTTTATCGACATCGAAGTCAGAACCCGTCTGAGCAGTAAACTCTCTAGGTACTACTATTGTATCACCAGATTGGGTAGGAAGTACATCTGCTACTGTCATGGCAAACATAGATGACATACCCTGTGTAGGAATACGATAGCCAATACCAAAAGGTTTAGGATGAGATTGAGATCCATCAGTCTTTTTGCCATTAATAACATCATGGTCGATAAGCCACTGTCTCATCATACCATATGTCTTCTGATACTCTTGAGGAACAACTGGTCTAAAGAAGTTGATAGAAAGCATAACTTCCATACTACCATTCTATGTGTTCCATCTAATCTCTCTACCACCATTAAGCAAATGATAATCGCCATCTTCGTAAGATCTAACACTATTATCATCAAAGCCTGTAAAACCAAATATAGATTGCTGGACAGCAGAACCTCCTTTTGTCTGTATGTCTATTACATCTTTACTAACCGCAGAGAACACACTTTGCTCAAATACCTTTCTAGACATAAGTGATGCTACAACGCCGCCATTATGAATAATCTCTTCAGCAGATACGCCGAGACCATTGTTCTTAACGATAGTTTCTACAAGATTTCTTACCTATCTCTAGTTTATGTGAGTAAACCTACCTTCATCATTCTAAGAATAGAATCTATCCTATACTTTATTAATACCAAGCATAGTCATAGCATTAATACAAGCCATAAGATCAGCTTTTATTTCTCTACCATATCTAGAAGGCTTACTCTAACCTTGCCAGTCAGCTTTATTTAAACCGTACTTAAGATTATCGAATAAGTTAGAGAACGCAAGTTTAAACATCTGTGTACCAATAGATCTTTCAGTAGCCTCATGAGCATCAGTATTAAGCTGCATACGAATTCCGTTAAGATCCTATACTTGTACAGAAAGCTTACCTCCTTCAGTAGTGTTAGCTTTAACTTCTCCTGTAGATCTATCAATATATTGATCAGAATCATTATTGATAGCGTCATCCATTGTTGTTATGTCTCCATCTATAATCTTTACATCTTTATTATATGGAGAATATCTATTCTGGTTATCACCAACCTTAACAGCAGATTCAAATGCTATCATATCGATCTCATTGCCATCTTTGTTCATACGATCATAAAGCTATCTACCAGACGTACTCTATGTAGCATACTTAAACATAGGGAAAATAGCCATCTTATTATACACAGGAAGATTCTAGAATATACCAGGACCAAGTTCTGTAGGACTATTGCTGAAGTAAGTCATCTTGAGAGGGAATAGCTAAAGTTTGCTAACCTTTCTAGCCTTCTCTGGATCATTCATCCAAGAACCATCAGTCTCA